GTAGAATCATTTTGACTTGACATTGAAGTTAAAATAAAATCTTCAAAATCTCCAATGACTTTTCTAATGTTTAATTGTGTGGTTCTTCTTTGGTCTCCGTTTAGACTTGTGGTTTCCCCGTTTTCATCAACCATCCAGAAATCAATATCTACTTTAACGTGACGAGAACTTAGATTTCTTTTACCTTTCTTTTCAATAAAGTAATCTACTCCGTCAATCTCAAAGTTTAATTTACAATGTAGATTGTTTTTAGATTTGTTGATAATGTCGTTAGCACGAACTGCTCTTGTCGATACATCAAATAAACAAAATGCTAATGCGTCTAATAACGCTGATTTACCTGATGCGTTTGGTGCAAATAATCCAATGATACCATTGAGTTGTGTAAAGTCCACAACATTGTCTTCTCCGTAACTAAACATATTTGAAAATTCAAATCGTTTTAATTTCCAATTAATGTTTCGTAATATATCTTCTGCTGATATTTCTTGATTAAGTTCTTCCAATATACTTTTGATTTTGACTAAGGTGTCTTCATCTACGGCATAATTGTTGTTTAGATAATCTTCAATTAATTTATATTGGTAATCAACATTATTGACATCACCGATATTGATTTTGTTATCACGAACTTTTTCTTTGTTTAGTCCGTCAACTCTTGTTACGACTGATTCTTGTATATTGGCTAACTTTTGTAATTTAGTCAATACTCGTTTTAATTGTGCTGGTTTGGTATTACTTACTCTAATACGAACTCTTGGTTTTTTAGGTAAGTCTGGTAATTCAGGTAATTTTCCGTCGTTGATTTCTATTGTGTAGTATCCGTAATCATTTGGTAATTCAATAAAAGTAGATTTGAGAGTTTCTATATCCCAAAGTAAATAACCTTTACCGATATCTTCTCCGTGATTTTGTTGAATTAATGAACCACAATATGCTATGGTTTCTTCTTTGTTTAGAAATTGTCTTTTATGGATATCACCAAGTAATCCTAAATCATATCCTTTAAACATTGACATCTTGACTTTACTCGGTAGTTTAAATCCTAAGTCGGTTTCACTTCTATCTACGGTTCCGTGAAACAATACAATTTTCTTGTCGTCGTTTTTAATATCTTTTGCTTTAATGTAATCTTTTTCACTATCCCAAACATCCCACACAACTAAATTGGTGTCGGCACATCTATACACACCTGTCTTTTTTAAATAATGTAAATTTGGGTGATTAAGGTTTTCCACGATTGGTGTTAAAACATCCATACGATTTTTATTATTTAGGTTGGCATCGTGGTTACCTGCGATAATAACTAATGGACATATGTCTGCTAAGTTTTTAAATAAACGAGATAATTGGTCTACCAACTCTGGTGACATTTCAGTCTTAGAGTGAGCAATATCTCCACCGATATATGAGATAGCATTATCGGGATTTTTTCTGACTTCCTCGTATAACTTTTCAAATACTTCTTCGTATTCTTTGTGTCGTTTCAGATTTCTAATTTGAATATCTGATAAGTGATGTATGTATTTTAGTTTCCTAAACGGAACTTTTATTTTTTGTTCTAACAATTAAACTCCTCAAGTCGTTTTAAGACTTTTTTTAACTTTGATTTCTCAACCACAATATCGTATGCGTATATTACTCCGTCTTTGATATACTTGGCCATATCTTCAATTCTATAATCGTCTTTCAACTCCTCGAACATATCAGCACTTATATAGACTTTATATAAGTTATCATCAATTTGCCAATAGTTTTTTTCCATATAGCTTCATTTCCATTATTTGTTTAAAGTCCATTGGTAGTGAGTTGTTGAGTTCAGTAATCATTGACTTATAACCCAAGTCGTTAGGGTCTTTTCCGTTTAACTTAACAAAGTTAACATTGATACCCTCGTTAACGAACTTTTCAGTCATTTGTATAGCATCATCAAACGCGTCACTATCCAAAACAATAAATATGTCTTTGACTTTCTTTTCGACGATTTTTTGGTAAAGTTTAGGAAGTATAGTTTTCCCAAACAAAGGAATGGAATTATTTTTTACGGATATCGAGTCAAATACGCCTTCCACCAAAATAATCGGTAATGACCAATTCACATATAAGTCAAATCCGATAATGTCTTTGGAAATAGGTGGGTTTTTGTATTTTAATGTCGATGCGTAAAAATCCCTTCCGACAAAATAATTTAATTTTCCGTGTTCATCATAACTCGGTATAATGATTCTATTTTGATATTGTCCTTCTGTGCAATAACCTAAATTATATCTTTTGATATCTTCTGATGTAATACCTCTTTTCTTTAGAAATAACATTGCGTGGTCTCTGATGATACTGGTATGTGGTTCTGATAAAGATTTAAATTCATCAGGTAGTCTTATGTCTTGTTGTCCCGCATCATCTTGTTTGACAAATATCGTTTCCCCCAATAACTTAGATAATGATTGATAATCTTGTTTAGATGCACCAACTCTTTTAAAGAGTTGGAATAAATTATGTCCACCTTGATTTGATACCCAACAATGCCACTTACCCGTTTGTACATTTACTTGTAACTTAGGTTTATGATGCGATACGAATGGACTCCACCACATATACTCGTTGTTTTTCTTTAAAGATTGTCCACGAGATTTCAATACTTTATCCAATAATTGTATTAATTCTGTCATTGATAATTTTCCATTTGATTTTTATATTGATATTTATTTCTCAATTCATTAAGTTTATTATAGCCGTATTCTGTTATTTCTCCGTTTTCAAAAGTTTCTTCATCACCCATCATTGCTTTTAATATCATAATGTTATCAATACTCTTGACAAAAATATCTTTATCAACTCGTGTAAAGAAATCCGTAAGTTTACCGGTGGTTTCACAAATACCTCTTAAAGTATTTTCTGCAGTTTCCACAACATACTGACGATTTGGTGTTTTCCATTCACCGCCTATACTTGGATTAGATTGGATAATACCTTGTTTAGGTGGTTTATCACAACACTTACAAAATACACCGACTTGTTTTGTATTATCCATTTGATTTATTCTTTTCAACCAAACCTGTTAAATCTGATGAAGAACGAATCTTTTCACCTAAGTTATCCACCCACTCAATACCCAATTCTTGACAAACTGCATATTCTGGTGAATTAGTTGAATTTCTATCTCCTCCGTTACAAAACATCAAATGATTGAATTCTTTAAATCGTTTAATTGTTTTGATAGTTTCAACTACACTTCTATCAATATCATCTGCCAAGATTACTTCATCAACCATATCTAAATTAAAGACGATTTCTAATCTATCTTTTTCGTCCATAAATGGTCTACCTTTTTTTATAGCACATTGAACATCATTATTCACGATAACGATTAGTTCGTCTGCTAATTCTTTGGCTAATTTAAAGTATTCTAAGTGTCCGACGTGTAGTGGGTCAAAGTATCCACTAACGATTGCTGTTTTTGTTTTTTTCATTTTTATCCTTTTTGTTAAATATTTTATCCCAATTATCTTCATATTTTTTTCTATCGGATATTCTTGGTGCGGAACCTTTTGTGGTTCCAGAATCATATATTGATTTATTTTTTTCTGTCATTAGTCAATCCATTTTCCGTGATTGAATAAATGCCAACATCTATGACTAAATATCATCCAACCTAACTTGAAATAACTATCTGTTATGTATTCACCCGCATTACATTTATAACTTACTATTTTTTTCATTGAGTATCTCCATTAATTTGTCCAGCTCAAATGCCACATAGGTTTTACTACGATTTCTCTTAAACACTACCAATGGTATGTGTTCGCCGGCATTATCTTCTGCTTGTTGAAGGGAACTCCATATATTTAGTTTTTCTTGGTTTTTACATTCTACTGCAAATGGAAACAATTTACGGGCTGCTGGTGATAACAATATATCTTCACCGGAATCACCCATTGTTGTTGAACGAACATCATCTGGTTCCAATTCTTTGAATGTTTCTAAGATTAAATCACGAACGTCGTTTTGTAACCTTTTACCTTTATTCTTGGCTGAACGAGTTTTCATACATTAATAAATATAGGATAAAACTTCTAAAATAGATTTTTTTTATTTTGTGAAAAAAACTTGTGATTTTTTTAATCTTGGCTTATATATATTATTGCTAGCTAGCTACCCGAAAAGGGCGAAATTCAATATATGCCAATCTAAAACTTATTCTTCCAATATCTACGATACTCTGTTTGAGCCCACTTCTCAGCTTCTACTTCAGTAGGAACATAATCGTATGGATTGGACTTAGCTTTACTTCCGTATTTACCTTGCATTGCCAATTCGTATTCCTTTGATGCTTGTTCTTCGTATGCAGCTGCACCCATCTTTTGTCTGTCTAATGCGTGTTTGATTTCGTGTAGAATTGTAGTGATGAATTCTTTTGAACTTTGATTTGGGTCTATATGAATGATATCATCATTCCAATGATAGAATCCTTTTTCTTTTTTATAACGACCTTTTTTGATTTTTACTCTTGATGATAAACCATAATATTTCACAATTTCACTTGCGATGAAATGTAGGTCTTCTCTTTCGAATAATAAGTGTAGATGTGTTAATGGTTTTTTCATTAATAATTATAAGTGTTTCCCGCATTTACCAATACCAAAGAAAACTCACCCGTGATATCGGAAGTAGCTGTAACTTGTTCTACTCGTAAAAATACATCTGTTTTTGGTGGTATAAAATCTGGAAATTCATATACTCTTTGAAAAGTATTCATTGAGTTTGTTCCTAATCCTACTTGGTCTTTCACTTTTCTAACGGTTTGATTTACTCCTTTATTTTCACGATATATTAATTGTATGTTTGCTGCTTTACCAGAAGCACCAGTCAATATACTTGATGACCATTTCAATAAGTATCCTCTTTTATCATTTGGTATTGTGAATATTGCCATTTGAGTTTGACCTTCGCCAGCAGGTATTTGTGCTATGTAATTACTTGGAACACCACTTGACCAAGTTCCATAACCGATATTGATATCACCGGTATTAACTTCTTCTGAACCGGCATATGTGATGAATGCCCTATGAACTCTTGAAAATGTTTTACTACCGGTTACTGGTGTTTGTCCATTGAGTGTAAATGTTTCTTCTTGTTGAAAATAGTTTTCATCTAAACCTTGAATTTTTATTTGTTTTGAACCAGAACCTGCAGCTGAATCTTGTGTATCGGTTGATGCCACATAAACATTAATACTTGATGTTAAAAAAGGATATACTCCACCAACTGACCAAATATCTTCTGGGTCTGATGTGGTTTGGATTTCACGATTTCTACCGAATTTAAAAACCGTATCAAACGTTTCTCCTAAACTGAATCCTTTGTAAATCATTGTTTTCCTAATTATTGATAAACTTCTCTAAATAATAAATATTGGGAACTTTAGAAATCGGTATGTATGAATAGTCTGTATGTTCGTGGTCAAGTGTAGGAATTAACTTTTTGTTTGTTTCGTAATGAAACACATACATATAATCACCACCCTTGGTTTCTGGTCTTGGGGTTTTGTATAAAAACTTTGGTTCTTCTGGTAAAGTTAATTGTGTTTCTTCTTTGAGTTCTCTATGCATTGCTTCTCTTGGTGTTTCACCGATTCTCATATGACCCTTTGGTATTGTATATCCACCTTCGGTTTTCTTCATAATCAAGATAGTATTGTTATGTTGAATAATCACTCCTGATGTTGAATCAATATCGTTCGGGTGTTTTTCTAATAAAGTTTCTAATTTAATCACATCTTACCTTCATCTTTCCACATAGTAACTTGAACAAATGCCACTACCATTACTACACAAATTATTGCTATTACATATTCCATTTTATCTCCAATCCCATAATTTAATTAAATTATAGTTAAGACCAATTCCTATAATTGGTTCTGTTAAACCTGTTGTTGCGTTATACGCTACACCTATAAATGGCCCAACACTTAATTGGTTTCTTGGTGGTTCTATTTTTTGGACATCTCCTTGTCCGCGTATAGTTATACCACCAACATAACTCTCATCAATATACGAAAAAAATTTGTCTTTGTCAAGCTTTTTTATTTGTGGTTTAACAACTATTTCACCTGTGGTTGTGACATCAACCTTTTTAGTTGCTAAATAATCATCTTTCCACGCAACCAATACTTGACCTTTTGTTTCGTATTGACCAACACGATTGACTTGTTTATCTGAAAACTCAAATCTATCACTAAAGACTTTACCATTAGTCATTGATGTTAATTGTTTAGATGAAAGTATTTCAACCTGTTGTTCTAATTCTTTTAATCGTTCTAATAATAGTAAGTTTTCTTTACCACGAGTTTCATTGTGGTCGTCGAGTTCTTGAGTTAAATTTTCTGATAATTCAATGTGATAATCTAATTGTTCTTGAAGATTTTTGATTGTGTCTTCTTGAATCTGAACCTTTAATCTCAAACCTACAAACTCACGATACAATTGTTTCACATCATACTTGTTGATGAATATCGTAGTTCCTAACAATAGTAACGCACTTACTAATGATAAAATATTTTTATAAGATGTCCTGAACTGCATTACCTATTGCCTCTTTAAGTGCTCCACCAAGTTCACTTCTATCAAAAGGTAAATCTTCATTTATTTGAAACCCTGTGGAACTGATTACTTTATCTATTGTTCCGATACCATTACCAGTTACTATTTTACCTGTTTTTCTATTCAATAGTTCAACCACAACACGAACTTCTGTTGTAGTGGATTCTGTTCTAAATAATCCTAAGATAGTTGCAGACTTTCTTGGTCTACCTAAATAAACTACTCGTGCAGTCAATTCAAAATCTGAATCAAAGTCTACTAATTCATATCTTGAATCCATTACATTTTCAGTTAGTATATTGGTAATCCCTAAGAAAATACGACTATCTTCTAAACCTTGAATCTCTGCTTGATTAACAAAATTGTTAATTGACAAAGTAGGAACTTTCAAATCATCTTGTCCAACCATTGTTGGTTGTGGTAATTGTGCAAATACTACTCCACATAGTAATATGATTGACCATAGTTTTTTCATTTGTTGTCTCCTATTGCATATCCTATTCCCAATCCGAGAATAAATGTTCTAATTCTTTCTTTTCTAATTTTTTTCTTGATGATTTGATTTCTTTTCTTTTCTTTCATTTTCATTCTCAACATCATTTCATCAACTTGTTGTTTTCTGCGTAATTCTTTTTGTTTATTAAATTTTTCTTGACGCATTTGTTCTTGTTCCATAACTGATTCTTTATACTCTTGTTTAGCTTCATCAGTATCATTAATGGATTGTGCCATTAATGGAATCATAAATAATAATATCAATAGTCGTTTCATTTTTACTCCTTAAAAGTTTGTTCCAAATACTATGGAATAACTTATGTTTCGTTCTCCTAAATCATTTACCAAAGTGTTGTATCCAACGTAAAAACCTAAATTAATCTTAAAAGTTCTCGTAAGATTAAAATCTATATTTAGGCCTGGATAAATTAATATCGGACTTTCTAATAATAAATATTTTGTATCGGTTTTTAATCCTTCATAATATCTAAAAATTGTATAACTTACGAAAGTTTGTAAGTTTAAACTATTTTTATTGAACTTGATTGGATACCGATATCCATACATCATATTCACATTGAAGAAAGGTAACTTAGATATTTGTCCAAAAGATGAACTCAATAGTCCAACTTCATTGATATCATTACGAATTACTTTTCCGTAATTACCTGTGATTAACCAATCACTTCCTTCAAAAGTTCTATAATAGAGAAGTCCTGCATTCCAAAATGCATTCTGATTTTTATCTCTAAACTTATTACTTCTACCATACAATCCTAATACTTTTTTCAAGTCCAAAGTAATATTCATTGTATAGTTCATTTCTTTGGTTAAGTCAAAGTTTTCTTCAGTATAAACTGAGTTCAACGAAGTAACTAAACCATAACTATAAAATGTATTGACGATATCTCCACCGACAAAACTTGGTTCAGATGCCGATATATCTTCTTCGGAATCTTCTTCCAATTCACCTGCTACATTTAATGATGTGGCAGATGCCAATGCTTCTTCTGCTACATTGACCGCACAAGGAAATAGTTTTTCAAAATCACTATAAACTTGTTGTGTCCAATTTTGTAGTGTTCCATCAACAACTTGTTGAAAGGTAAAAAATCTTCTTTGATTATAATAAGTTACCCAAAATCCTTTTTCAGTAATCTCGGTTTTGTAATTTAGATTGACTGCTTGTTGATTACAAGGGTCAATGTAATTATATCCAAAACCTTGTCCGTAAAGACTACCTAATAATAATATAGTGAGTAACCATTTCATTCATTTTACCAACCTCTTTTTTCCATTCTTCTCAACACATTAGCCACTGCTGTAATGACTGCACCTGTTGTTGCAAATGAAACAGTAGATTGGTCAAAAGACATATCAAGGTTTTTCAATAAACCTTCACCTTCTTTTGATGAAGTTCCTAATCCACTACCTGTTATATACTTACCGGTTTCTACATTAACTAAACGAACTTGAACACCAACCATTGTGGTATCGGTTAATTTTGCTTTTCTCTTTTGAATTTCTTCTGATGAAGATACTGCGAAATCATAGATTTCTGCATAAGCAAACCATTTAGTTGTTGCAAATGTTCCGACATTTAATTCTTGGTCTAACAATCCATCAACACTTCTTTCCCACTCTTGAACGATTTTATTTAACACTTCGTCTTTTTCTTCCACAAAGTAAAATCGTCCTGCTTCTTCCAAGACTTCAATGATACGATTGGTTACACCAAATCCTACTCTTTTGTCACGAAGTTCTGGGTATTGATTAATGATAGTCTGTGGAATAGAAATCTGAATTAACTGAATTCCTTCTGGTTCCCCATCATACCATTTAATATCATCTAAGGTTTTTTCTGCCTCATATGATGCTATTTTAGATTGTACTTTTGTTTTTGCGGTTTGAGCAGTTGTTGCACAATTTAACAAAAACAAACATAAAACCACATTGAATAAATGTTTCATATTTCTACTCCTAACTATCTTGTTTTCCAAATCCTAACATCATTAGTTTGACCATTAAGATTAATCTTTCTTTTAATGAAAGGTTTGGTTGTTTTAATTTTGCTTGTATCAGTTCAATTTTTGCTGATTTATTTTTAAAGAAGTCCATTATTTTTTAAACTTTGCTAATGGGTCTCCGTGAAATTCTTCAATCTTGGTATCAAGTGCTTTGATAGCATTATTGAAAGATTTTACATCACCTTTTAATCCAGCAATATCACCTTTGATATCTGATAAATCTACACCTTCATATGAATCAATCTTTTCTGTAAGGTAGTCGATTTGTTTTTCAAATCCGTCTAACTTTTGTCCAACTAATTCAATGTCTGATGCTTCTGCAAATCCTTGAACTACTTCTTCCAAAGCATCAATACGACCTGTAAAAGTATACCAACCTGCGATTAAAGATGATAATACAGTTACGAGTGCAACGATATTTTGAATTGATAATCCAAACTTTGCGTTTTGTAGATTATCTACCAATGATTCCGCATCTATTTGATTTTTTGCCATTTTGTTTCTCCTTATAAGTCAAATCCAAACGACAACATAAGTGTTTGATTGTGAACACTATCGTTGTTGAATAGATAAGCTACATCTATGTTAATATAATCTGTTTTGATTCCACCCCCAAAGGTAAAATAATTTACATCAAAATCTGGTTCAGAATACATACCGAACTTTAAAGATGCTAATCCAAGTTCATATTTACCACCCAAACCATAAGTTAAATAATCTTGATACATTGTTAAGTCTGACAATAAATGAAAATCACCAAAAGATTGTTTTACACCTAATCCTAATGATGTTGGTAATGTTACTTTATCGTCTTCAAATTCTTTTTGTATTCCAATGTTTTTCAATACCAAACCTACATTTGTATCGTTGAATGTTTTGTAAGCACCGACATCAAAAGTGTATCCATTGGAACTACCATTGGTATGATAAAAATTGTGATTCAGAATATTAAATCTATATCCTAAGTTCCAATTCCAAAGTTCGTGTCCATAAGAAACACCAAGTCTTGTTGATGTAGAATTGAACTCACCTAAGATTACTCCACCTTCATTTGCTTCTAATTGAGAACCATAATCAAAGTGAAATACTTCTACACCCCATTGACCAGAAGTGTATTGTAGATTAAAGTATCCTAAATCATCAACTAAGTTTGGTAACCAAGCAACATATGAAAAATCTACTGATTGATTATCCACAACAAATGCTGGATTGTGAAATAGATTATCGGAATTAAAATCACCGATACCTGTATTACCTTGTCCTGCACTTGATATACTTGGATTGATTGTAAAGACATTGTTTGCTTGTCCAAACAACATACCTGTTAATAATAATATTAATAATTTCTTCATAATGTTATCCTATTTTAATACTGTAAATTTCTTGGATTTAATTCTACTACCTGTTTCCATAACAAAGATATAAATACCTGGTTCAAGAACTTCGTATCCTTCATAAACTGATACTTCTGGTAACCAAACACTTGGTTCATTTGTGAAGTCAAATGTATGAATACCTTGTCCTACGACTTCATCTAATACGACACCAATTCTTTGTCCTACGATATTGTAAATACTAATCTTTACATTACCTTCTTGTTCCATAAAGAATTGGAAGTTTGTTCTTTGTTTAAATGGATTTGGATAAACATAGGTCATTTCGTCTTCTGTTGGTTGTCCACCACCGAATGCCCAATATTTATTCCAAACTAAAATCTTTCCGTCATTTCTTTCCATTACCAAATCATCTCCGTTTGGATTACCAGCGTTTGCCTTACCGACAAAAGTTAAATCTGCTTCTGTCCACTCGGTATCTGGAAAGTCTGCTTGGAAAACTAATTGTAATGCGACCATTTCTTCTGTGATGTAATAATCTCTTGGTGCATTGTTTGGTGAGTTGTCCATACCACCAAATGATAAAGTTTTGTATCCTTGTTCATCAACTTCACTTTCATTTACATAAGTCATCCAAGGGCCAGGTAAAAGTCCTGTTTGAGCATCTACAAAGTGTAGTTCATTAGTGTTGTATTTCACTTCAAACTCAAATCCTGCAATCTTTGTAGGTTCTCCACTTATCTCATCAACACTTGGTGTAATGGTTAGTGGAACTACAACTTGATTACCTGCTTGAACTTTTACTGTTGAATCTGCTGGTAAAGTTAAGAACACATCAGTCTTGGCTAAGAAGTTTTTCATTTCTTGAGTTCTTGCCCATTCACTCGGTGGTGTCCCATTACCCCAACGATAATATGTTGTTCCGTCAAGTGTTGGTGTTATTGCTGTTCCACTTGAATCAACTTTAACACCTGTTAAATTCATATCACCTGTAAAGTAATATCCGATATCTGAATCATTATCAGTTCCAATGATATCTACTTGTTTAGAAGCATCAGTTGTTTTAAATAAATAATCTGGGTTTACATCATTTCCAAATGTAGAACTACCTGCTCCAATCTTAATACTCAATGTATCCAAACCTGTTTGAACTTCGTCCATTAATGGATTTAAATAAATCACACCACCAGCATCTTGTGTTAGTGTTGTGGTTTCTTGTGCTAAATCATCATCAACAAATATACTGAACTCTCGTCTTTGGTTTTTTGTGACTCCATCATATGCTTGATAATAATTTAAAGTTTCTGATGTTCCGTTAGATTTTAAATTATCTATGGATGCCCAAGATTGATAAGTTTCACCATTGGTGTGTGTATAGGTATTGTCAAACACTCCTGATGTGTATGCCCATAAGAAATATGTATCGTTTAATTGGAATACATCATCTCCGTCTACATCACCGATTAAATATGCACTTGGTGTTGCGACATCAATATCATTTGAGTTTTCGTATTTGTTGGATTGAAAATTAAATGATGCAATAGCGTCATTGATATTAGTGATTGCACCTCTATCTAATAAATAAGTTGTGTGGTCTCCAACGACATCTCCGTCGTCTGGTGGCCAGAACGATACACGATATCTGTTGTTTCGTGGTAACGATATATTAAAATATCCTTTATCATCTGTGTATGTCCAATACCAATAACTTACATCTTTAAACCCTTGATTTTGAATTTTTTGGTCTCCGGTTGTTCCGGCATTTTGTTCATAGTATCTCATATGTTGATACCCTAATGCAAATGTTCCGTATTCGTCGTAAGTCCCCATAACATCATCATTTAGAGATTCGTCTGTTAAACTTGTTGGATAATTAATATCTCTTATGTTTCTCCAATTAGAAAGGTTATCTGGATTGGTTTCATCTACTTCAAAACGAACTTTCATAAATGGATATTTGTTTCGTGAGAATGCATTTGTTCCGTCGTATTCTCCAATGTATCTCATATATCCTTCAATGTCTACAAGTTTCGGGTGAAGTGTGATATCTCCTCTTGCACCACCATTATAAGTTCTTTCACTTGTATATGAATCTCCCCAATTTCCGTCTATGTAAACTTTATAATCTAATAAATAATCATCAGAAGCGTAAGTGTAATAACCTGATGAACCATTGTAAAATGTTGGTATTCTAAATGCTCTTGGTGCGAAGTCATCAACGACATCATTGATTTTAAAATATAATTTTATTACTTGTGTTTGAGTTCCATCACCATTACCAAAAGTATAATCTGGTGTTCCGTCGGAATCGGCATCAACTCCGTGAGAAACCATAGTGATTCTCAACCAATCGTATCTGTTGTCAGAAATACTTTCTTCATATAAAGTTTCTGATGTTCCAACGGCTAATGAATCTTGATAACCGGTGTTTGCATAATGAACTACTTCAAAAGAATAATCGGCACCTGATGATTCATCACCTTCTGTCCAACTATCAATGTAACCTCCTTTAACAACTTTGGAATCTCCTTGTGACCAAGCGTTAATTGATGTTTCACCTGATTCTACCCAAGTGATTAAATCGTTATCAAAGGCAATATCAAATCTAAGTGCAGTAATATCTGCACCATTATCATCTAATGTGACTTCCATTTCTAAGATTTTATCTCTCCAGATATCAAAATTATTATTATCGTATGCTGGATTATTAACATCTTGTGCTAGAAATGTATCTAAATTTTGTGTAACTGAGTCTTTCCACCACATTGCTGGTGTAGACCAACTACCTAATTGTTTTACTCTAATGATTGGTGTTTGACCAAAGGCAAAACCAAACATCACTAATGACATAACCATTGTTTTTAATGAACGAAACATTGTGTTCTCCGTTGAGTTTTTGTCAATAATAAATATAAGATTGGGTTAAAAGTGGGGTTTAGACATCAAATCTAACGACAAAAGTTGTAGATAATTCGTTAGATAATTTAATTGGTTTAGCAAGTTTTCCGTGAGCCAATAATTCTCCATTTTCACTATACAAACCTATATCAGAAACATAAGGTCTAAAAGTAGATTCAGTTACAAAAGCTACTGATTCGGTTGCAGCATTGTAAAATAATGCATAACTACCTGTTCCTTGACCTGTTGGTAAATGACTTGGTGGAAAGAAACTTGACATTGATACTGCACCTAATGCAATTGTTTGACTTCCACTTCTATCGGGTGTTAAACTGATATTTGTAGATTTGTTAAATTCATTTGGTTTTACCACTACACGATATTCATATTCGTAATGAGTGTGTTGTGCTTGATATTTTAAAGTATAGTTGGTTAAATCTTTTGTGTAAGAACCTGTGTCAGTTAATACGATTAAACCTTGTTTGTAAAAAACATTACCTACTTCTGAACCACTACCGAGAGTTGCTGCAGTTGTTGAACTACCACTTTTAAAAAAGTTTGTTTTAAATGTTGAGAAGCTTGCTGAATAATCTTCATCATATAGATTTCCGTCTCCGTCATCATTTAATTCATATTCAACACCACCGATTGTTGCAGTTAATTTAATTGAACCTGGTTTGATTTGTTCTCCGTAAATATTTCTTGCAACACTAACGATAGATGCTGAGTCGTGTAGATTTCTGTTTTGTGAACCGGAACGAACATATACTCGTCCGTGTTGTGAATAGTATAAATTATGTAACATTGCATATGTTGGATATGCAAAGTAATTAGTTGATACTGAACCGGTTGTGATTGTCGTTACGACATCTGATGAACTTACATAATTGTATTTTGAACCTGAACGAGCAGTAATGGCAAACACACCACTTCCACTATCGTTGTTGTCAAAAGTGAAGTTTTTGAAAGTTCTAAACGACTTTTTTGATATGTCTTGTGGGTCAAGATTTTTGAACATTAGAGTGTCCTAAAAATCAAGTTTCACTTTAATAATAGCTTCCCTTGAATATGATTTTAATATTGGTTTTGATAACTTAGCAATCGCCAACAATTCATTTGAATCATTATAAAGTCCTACCTGTGTAATAAAGGTTTTAGGGTCTTTATAGAAAGTAGCTTGTGTCAAAGAACCATCTGATGCTGTTGCATAAGTTGGATTAGAACTAAAATTAAATGATTTGTTATTTACACGAACAAAATAATTTGTTGAACTAATTTCTTCTTCACGACGAGCTTGGAAACTTGAACCAGAAACAATAGCGTTATAGAAAGCCTGTGGTCTATTGTCAAATGCATCTGCACTTCTTCCAAATGTTCCTAAACCACCACTAACTTCTGCCTTCGGTGCGTTTAATAAAATAATACCTAAATCAGGGTAAAATAATCCATATGAACCTTCGTTAACTTCATTTGCTGCTGTGGTTGCAATTCCGTCTGCAATAGTTCCACTCACAACATTAAAGACACGACCACCTTGATTTACACTTGGATTTGTAGTTGCTCCACTATCGTCAATAAGTTTTATTTTACTATCTTTACCAGCTGCTGGCATCAATCCTGATAAATGTAATTCCCAATTACCTGGGTCAATCTTTTCTCTTTGTCTTGCTCTTTGGAACGAAATAAAGTAAAAGTCTTTATCACCTGATGCTGTTGGTGAAGAAGTAAAATTAAAATGTGTTGTGTTAGGAGCTAACAAAACATTTCTAAACTGACTATAAAGTGCTGCAGTTTGTCTACCACCTGTTGTTAATTTAGTGGTGTTTCCTGCTGAACCACTTCCGTCAATATGAGCATATCCCAATGAAAATTGAACTTCTGCTGAACTTGATAGATTTGGGTCTTCATTGTATAGTTCTAAAAATGAACCTGTTATGTTTCCATTTGTAGATTGAGTATAAAATGAAGTTAAAGTAGAACTACCACCACTCCACAAACCACTTGATATAGTTGTCTTTTGGTTTGATACGATATCGTCTTGACTAAATATTTGAAATGCCATTATCTACTCCTTAAACTTTTGATGGGTCAGCATTTACGGTAAGTGATATGGTGAATTGTGCACCAGACTGATTACCAGTTACGGACAAGTTAGTATTTGTTTGTGTTGTTAATGACCTTGAGATTACTCTCACACTTCTACCAACGAGTGTAATAGAACGTTTTTGTTCTGAGTCATTGGTAAATACTGGTGTTGTTGCACCTCTAATTGCACTTAATTCACTTTCATCAAATAAATCAAGATTTCTTCTTGGTGCTGGTCTGTTTGGATTTGTTGAAGTTGTTGATGAACCTGCACCTGTCAATGTTAAGTTAGCTACATCTGAATTAAACAATGTAAATGTATATGATGTATCAACTCCATTTCTTGTGTTAGGTGTTACGGTTTGTGTAATACCAGCTCCATTGAAAGTTAATGAAGGACTTGGTATTTCCAAGATAGGAAGTTTTACAGTTTCTTTTGGAAGTGTAGTTAACTTATATCTCATCAATTGATTTTCATCTACGAAAGCCTCTAACAAAGGCATATTTTCAATCACTGCCCCATAATAGTTTGAACCATTTGGGTGTGATGTATCCCATAGATTGTAATCTACTTCGTCGTCTGCTAATGCAAACTTTGTAATTTTAAATTCATTTTGCCCTCTTGACAAAAGTTCACGACCTTTTTTTGTTAAGATAGCATCTACTGTTATACTTGTATTGTCTAAAAATCCCATTTATTTTACTCCTGTGGAAATAATATAACTATTCTTTTTCAATAATAAATATAAGAAAGTTAAATTTTCCATATGTTATTCTACTTTAAGTCTTGTTGTTTCTGACTCTTGAGTCTTTAATACTGTTGGTGCAACTTCTGTAACCACTACTGGTTCTTCTCCGTCAATTGTGTTATCTCTTGTCAATAATGTTCCTTGAACAAACACTCTATATAGTGGTGTTGAATATGCCATACTTTCTACATCTGAAGGTTTGAATGATGAACTATATGCTAATGTTGGCCCAACCGATGCACTATAAGAACTTGAATAAAAATATTCAGCTACTTGACTATGTTCAGAAAATCTTGAACCTGTAATGTTTGGTTGTAATGTTTCGGTAAAGATTAGATTTGTTCCACCGAGTGTTACACTTGCAGTCGCATATAATCTACCGAACTCACTTCGTTTATCTATTTGGTCTAACTTAACCAATGACGGAACATTTAAAAATCCTAATGAAGAACCTGTATCAAAATATGCTAAGTTGACTAATCCATTGTAAGTTGTATACTCACCACCAACTTCAAAATAATTATCATTAGAACCTGTGATGTATCTTGTGACTAAAACACCTTGGTCAAAGTGTCCAGCGTTTTCAAAATACTGATTATCAAATTCTGGTTGTAATCCAATAACTTGTTTTGAACGCTCTAAGATGTGTGGTTCAATCAACACACCAACATTAGTGTTTGCTCTTGCTGGTATTAATTGTTTGATTGAATCAAAAATACTACTATCATAATATTCTAAGATTCTTAAATAATCCCAAAAATTATTTGTCATATAGTATCGTTTAAAATATTCATTTCTTAAATTTCTTAAATCTTTATAAGTTGGTTTGAACTCGTCTCTTGGGTCACCAATAAAATCATCAAAATTAAAATCAGCAATACTATAAACTACATCTTCATTAATAATATCTGTTGGTGAAAAGTAAATTCCCAATCTATTGGAATCTACTGGAGCAAAATCCTCAGAAGACCTTTCTCGTCTTTTGTCTACCATTAATGGTAAAAGTTCTCCGTCTTCACCTCTTTCACGAGTAGTTTCTTCAATTCTAATCTTGGTTGCGTTTCTACGATTAGGCCCGACATTTGGTATTCTCAATTTTTCTTGGTCTACTAATGTTCGTGAAAAGTTTCCTGTAAATCCATTGACTTCTTGTGATGCTGTTTCATAAGATTGTAAATGTGCAATGTTTGTTACGAATGCTGATGATGATAAATTCTTATCATTGTCTAATGCATATCGAACTAACAAACTATCATATGATGATGAATAATAATTTCCATTATATGACTTAGGTGATAAAGTGTGATTGTCAAAAACACTTTGTGATAATGCTTCTGTCCATAAACGATACTCCATTAATGAACCACTAAGTTGGTCTCCAAATGCACTACCACTACCACCAAGATAAACATATCCACTTGCGGTATATGATGCGTTCATTGTAGAAGAAGTCACTTCCATACTTTGACTATCTGCAAATATAACTCGTTGTCTTGTTGAATCATATTGTTTAGTAGTCAATTCAAATGATGAACTTACATAAATACTTTCTGCAGTAAACTCACTTCCGTCACTTGATGATTTTCTTGTCAACATAACTGACCACATATCATCATTGTAAAATGGTAACAACGAAGAAGTAATATAATTTACTCGTCCGTCTGAACCACTAATACTAAATCTTAAGTATCCATAATCATCTGTTGTTCCGTTGTCTTGTAGATGAATTGCCCAATCATTATTTTTTTGTAACAATACCATTGAACCAGATGTTCCGGCACTATATGGTGTTCTAAATCTAAATTCTGTTGTGTTTGGATATAATGAATTGTAAGTTGTCCAATTTGATTTTATATATTGTGATGATTTAAAATCTGTTGCTCTGGTAAACTTTCTTTTAATTTCATAACTTACTCTTGTTCCTTTATCAGGCCCACCATATTCTCTAACTCTCAATACTGAACTTGGTATTCCGTAACAATTTAATAATCCTTTAAGTGCTCTTTCTGTTCCTTTTGATTTAATAAAGAATGGTAAGTTAGCAAGTATTCGTTTCCAAATCTTTTCAGTAACTTCTTCTTGTGGTGATTCATATAAAGTTGTTCCGTCGGTATTTTTTCCTAACAAATATGTTGGTAAAACTAATAAATCATTTCCACTATATAAATCTAATCCGAGAGCCTTTGCATATTCTCTTGCAACATCTTTTGATATACCCTCTGATGCTTTTTCAAATCTTTGATTGACATCAGTAAAGTGTCTTGTATAACTCCATATTTCATCAAATTGTTGTCCAACCATATCCATAAATTCTAAGAAAGTATTATTTTGAGTATCTGCATAAACGTGTTCTGGTAATGAATTTCTTAAACTATTCATATTGTCTTGGTCGTATCCTTTTGCTCTCGCAATTTGACGAGTGAACCAAGTAGATGCTTCTGAACTTGTGGTCGGTGCCAGTACATATGGTTTAGAACTTGTTTGTTTAGGCCAATCATTATCGTGGAATTGTCCCGCTGATGAACTCACATAAGATGAACTTTCAAAATACATAAAGTGTTCAAACGGGTCAAAAGAATTAACAACTCTTTGTCTTTGTTTTTCTAATTTACTGATTCTTGTAGCAGAGCTTGAAACACTTAATAATGATGAACTTGTTGCACTATATCCTTCAATTAATTCTAATTTCTTTTTAAAATTACGAATTCTTGTTTCTGCATTTGAGAAATTAATAAAGTTTCCAAAACCATAATCATCATCTTCGATAGTTAAATCTGTTGTAGTTTTTTGGTAATCAATATTTGGTTTGACATTTAGTAAACTACCTGATGTTAATAATCTTTCGATATCATTTGAATCTTGAGTATCACTACTTAGTAATCCTGTTTGACTTTGATAATTTGTTCCTTGAAAATTAATTGGATTATCAACTGAATTAAAGTTTGGTAATCTTAAAAATATTCCGTCTGTTTGTCTTTCATCATATGGAACTAAACGAACTCTATCACGATAATTCTCTAATCTTTTTTCAACAAAGATTGTTCTGTTTCCGGTTGTGATTGTATCGGATAAAGCTTGTTTTAATTTAAAAACTCTTTTGTTTCCATCATCACTTAATTTACTATTGATGATTAAATAATAATCATTACCAATCTTTAAATAAGTTTTATATCTGTTGATATTATTTTTGATATAATTAACACGAAAGTTTATAAATTTATTTGCTACTTCATCTTCACCTTTGTGTTGTGTTCTGTTTGCTCCGTCATTGTAAGATAAAGAAACTCTAATACGATTAGCATCTAACACTTCTTCAATTTTTGCAACATAATCTCTTTTGGATATTTTAGATTGAGCACTTGAAGTTGTAGTTATAGTTTCGGTTCGACTTATTTGTGTTGTACCACCACCAGCAGAAGCTCGTGTTTGACTATTGTATCCTACTCTAATATCATTTGCAGCATTACCTGGAAGATAAATGTCTTCATTTATTGGTAATTGTTCAAATTGATAATCTGGAAAAGATTTAGCCATTAATAATTCCTATCTTGTGCCTGACTTTGTAAAGCTTGGTCTGCATAAAATTTTTCTAAGTCTGATGAATCTTCATCAGTCAATATATTGTATAAATCTTGTGTTGAATAACCTGGAACATCATTGTCATTTTCATAATCATCTACAAAGTCTGAACCAATATTTTCATCATCATAAGTGTCAGCATTAGTGGTATCTTCAAAACCTGTCACTTTATACATATCTGGTATAATAATTTCTCCACCTACCATATTTTGTGTGAATCCTCTATCGTTTGGATTGATATCAAATTCTAATTCATAAGGACTTTTAGAGTCAAATTTAATTGCACCTGCATTTCCATCTTTGAGTGGACGATATTCAAATAATTCACCCATAGCTTTTAGATTATTTTTATACGCTGGATTTTTTATTTGTTTATCCAATTCAACAATTAACTCTGTTCTGTCTGGTGAGATTTCTGAAATAATATAAGTTAAATCTCTTTGAAATAATTCTTTTCTTTGATTGGTATCTTTTTCATCACCGATATTAGTAAAGTATCTTGTTTCTCCGTTGATTATCTTTTCATCAACTCCACCATACCAAATCAAACCTTTGTCATCTACTAATACGGTTTGTTCTCTACCGGCAAGTCTTCTTAAAAATTTATATTCAACATCATATTCACCTTCAGTATATCCTAAATCTCTAAGGTGTTGTCCGATATTTAAATCAATAAAATCTCCATCATTTTCAAAATCTAAATTATCAATACTAAGTGGTGTTTCACTAAGTAGTTGGCCAGAAATTGAATATACACAAAGTATTAAGATATCGTTTTCAATATCTCTACCATAACTACTATACACTCTTTTAAGTGATTCGTAATTTTGTATTTCTTGTGTTGTAAATCCTAATTCAGCCATTATCCGTTACCCATATACATATGGAAATCCAAGTTTTAACCATATTTCTTGTCCTCGTCTTGTATGATAGAGTTGTCTGTTAATTACTTCATCATAACAAAAACAATTTAAATCTCTTTTTAAATCTCTGTAATTTGCTCTTGGTCTTCCTTTACCACCTATTTTATTTTTCTTTCCTTTATTTCTAAATACTTCTACATTGATTTTTTCTAACCTAAATTGTTCCCAACCTTCTGCATTCTTTTTAGATTTGTTGAAATCTCTTAGGCTTTTACCTACTGGTGCTTCTGTTTCAAAAAATTTCCACAATTTAGAATGTAATAATTTGGTAGATATATCAGATGTATATTCTTCGTTCCAATATTCGTTCATCACTTGAATCAAATAATCTCTATTGTTCATTTGAAATTGAACTTGTTCTTCTGTTGCTTCTTCTGTTGTTTCTGAAATTTCTACTCCACTTTCAGACACTTGTGTTTGTGGAATAAAAAAACTAAATTCATTTGGAACTTGTTTTGTAAAAAATCTTTGTGTATTTTCTAAACGAACTTCTTGAAATGATTCTTCCAATGCAACACCCTTAACATCACTTTCAAAAGAAACCAACACTCCGTCTTCATCTCGTGGTGGTATATTTGCATCAACTGAACCTGATAGTTGTTGTTTTTTTCTTAAGTCATCAATTTTGTTTTGATACTCAATACTACTTGCATTAATTATGTTGTTATATACTTGTGATTTTTTTTCCGCATCACTTGGAAGATATGGCATCGGTTTACCTCACTACTCTAAATTCATATCCGTCATCATAGTAATTGATTTGTTCATCAAGAGTTCCACTACCACTAACGACTTTCACGATAAAACGATAATTTCTTTCTGCTTGAAATGCATTCATTTGAACTCTAAAGAAGTTACCTGTGGTATCACAACTAATTCTTGAACCTGAACCAAATGGAACAATTACTTCCTCAGTTTCAGCATCTTTAATTGAATAATATGCTGAAGCACTTGGTAGATATTTGATTGTTAATTCTCCTGGTGTAGTTGAGAAACTTGATGAAGGATAAAGTTCTCTACCCACTACTCTAAATTTTACAATAGAGTTTTCTTGATATTCTGGTCTAATGTTTTTAAAATAAACTTTTAGATTTTCTAAATCTGTTGAACTTAATGCTGATAAACTTCCTGTTGACCAACTTGAATCGTCCCATACTGCTTCCAACTTAGGTGGATAAATTGTATGAGTTTCTCTTGAAAAGTATTTTAGATTTCCTAAACGACTACTATCTCCCTCTTGTCCATTTGCATCATATCCAAATGTTGTTGAGTAAGAACCTGATGATTCTCTTTTGACGATAAATCCATTGTTTGGAAAAGTAGAACCAGAATAAATCCAATTCCATACTAAATCAGTTACATCTGCTCTAACATCTTTTTTATCAAAAGTTAAATCAAAAGATGTTGATACTTCGTATTGACTACCTTGACTACCTGTAAACCAAGCACCACCGTCAGTCAATACTGAGCCCGTAACCCAAGGTGTTTGAGCATCGTGGTCACGATATTGATAACTTACTCCGTCAGAAGTTACTGGTTCGTGGTCAAGTTTTCCTGTTCCTTGTTTCCAACTACCACTAACCATATAAACGTGTAGTGGTTGTTCTGCTTCAACTTCTTCTGAAGTTGCATCAAATAAATTTAAATAAAATTTTGTAGTGGTAGGCATCTTTCCGTCAATAACGGATTGTGAAATATATGATAAATCAAAATCTATCAATACTCTTGATACATTTGCAACTGAACCATTTTCATTTACAACTTTATTGATTTCCAATATTTCATCTAAACCGGTGTTGATAGAAGCTGTTGTTCCACCGGAATAAATTGTTGCATCTCTTTTTCCAAATTCAAAATAATGCATTATCTATCTCCTACTACCAAACCTTCAATATCTGTGTTTGGGTATTTTAGTTCAAAGATACTTGGGTCTAATGATGGATAGATAACTCCGTCTTTAGACGCACTTCCGATATCATAAACATTACCACTATATCCGTCTGAAGTTCTGTGTTTGTTTTCAATTAAAATTAAATCTTTGTTTGGATTATTAGTTTGTGGTGGAACCAATGATACCACACCTTCAACTAATGATATTTGATATGCTAAATCACTCAATACAATTGGTTGATTGATTTGCCATTTATCTGGTGCAAAGAATTGTTTTACTTTTTGTATTGCTCTAAACAATACATCATTTTTATTAAATCCTCGTTTAACAATAATATTAAACTTAACACCAATATTAATAATGTATCCGTCTTTGATGTTAATTGCATCTGTTAAAATTCTGTATTGTGATAAATAAGTTTTTAAGTTTTGTTTTACTGCTTGATTTAATTGAACTAATTTTTTATCAACATCATAACCCAACACATACATATTCATTGCCAAAGGATTTGGAATTGTATTTGAATTTGCATATCTTGTATCTATGATTTCACCATTGATAACTTGTAATTGTCCGGTGGTTTCTAATTGTTCGTCTTGAACAATAAATGCTTTTGCAATGTTTCCATACTTTTGTGGTAAAGAATAAACTCTTGTAATATAATCTTGTCTGGTTACTGCTCGGTTCTGTGCATTAAAGTAAGCTACAGCGTTCTGTTTTATTTGGTCAAGTGTTTCTGTTGATGAACCACCTGATGCAGGTCTTTCATTAGTTACGGTTAAACTTGCTTCTGAAGCAGTTTGTAAAGTTGAGTTTAATCCTGTGGTGTTGATAGTGTAAGTTTTTCTACTGAATGATGTAATTGTATTACTTGGAACATTATGTGAAATAGCTCCACCATAATTATAAGTCACGGTAAGTGTCGTATTACTTGGTGCTAATCCGAATGTTCTTGTTTTCAAAAAATTACTTGGGTCAAATGATTCGTCTAATCGTGAAATACCTACACCTAATCTTGAACCAACATTATCTGGATTTGGAATAATTTCTTCATCTGCATTATCACTAATACCTGAACCAAATCTTAATTCCATTTTATTATCATCACGAACATATGTTGTAAATCTTCTTGGTGTTTTAATTAATCTCAACATATAAGGTGTATCATTTTGATATTCAGAATAAGTCGGGTCATTTAATGAAGTGTTCTCTATGGAATCAAATACGGTGTCTTGTGCCAAGAAAGGAACTTGATACCAAGTATTTTGATTAGAATCCACAACTGAAACAATTTCAGTAACTTTATCATTAGATAAAACCAATTTATCAAATTCTTTTGCTGTGGTAAAACTAAATGTTTCTGATTCTCTAATACCAGAAATTGCTAATCCTTTTTTAGTTAATCTAAAATCAGTAGGAACATTTCCAGATGTAGGTTCTAATAGTTCAACATCCATTCTGTCTAATGAACTCGATACTTTAAAATTAACATCATCTAATAATGTAAACTCTGTTCCGTTGTTAGAAACAAATGTAGAGTTAGCTTCTAACTTACCGGCATAATCTAAATTAGGTTGATAATCTGAACCAACTACTTTTGCCGGAACATCTACGGTAAATGTTAATTCAACCGTAGCTGGTGTTGCCAATTTTGGTTTATATCCGTAAGATTGTGCGATAGCTAAAACATTTTTTCTTTCTTCTGCATATTGAATTAATGTTTCTCTAAATTGATTATCAATATAATAATTTAAAATATCACCCACATAAGATGCCATTTCTACAAACATCATACCTGGTGATGCTTCATTGAAATCATTGTAGGTGTTTGGAAAATAGTTTTTTGCAAACTCTATTAGATTTTCTCTAATGTCAGAAAAATCTCTACCGAGATAATTTACTTCTTTTTTTATTGTTTTTTTATTTGTTGCAAAATCTGCCATTATTATTCTCCGATTCTAAAATCAAACTCTAATGTTTCAATATCTTCTGGATTCAAAGGAACTGAATATTCTATTGAAACATTGACTTCGTTGTCAAGTTGATTTGTAAAAATATTATTAATATTGATATAAGGTAAAAACCTATCTACTGCTGAACGAATGGCTTCTTCAACTCTGTTTGATAAATCATCACCTTGTTCAAAGACAATATATTTTAATTGAGAACCAAACTCTGGTTGAAATACTCTTTCACCTGGTGTGGTTAATAAAAGATTTCTCAAGTTATGTTTTGATTGTTCCAATATCTTTGTGGTCTTTCTAAAAAAACCTTCAGATAAAGTATAGTCTAATGGAAAACCAACTCCAACATACTTGTCTTCATTTCTATCTATTTCTCTTACACTGCGTGCCATTATGGTCTATAATTGCCTTCACCTTTTTTCTTGTTATTGATTGCTTTCATCAATCCAGAATAATCACGAGTTAATGCATTCACTACATCTTCAGGAACTGAATCTACTGATACTCCTGCTTTCTTAATAGTTTCAACTGCACCGACTTCTCGTGCCTTTTCTTTATTTTGACCTCTACCTAAATCTCCATAACCTAATACTTCGGCCATATTATCACTACCTAATATACCACCACCCAATGTAGGCCAATCTTCATCTCTTGATGAACCTAATGGTTTGGTGTTGTTCAATACTTCATTTAACACTTGGTTCTTTGAATATTGTTTATATGGTTTTTGTTTTACAACCGGTTTAGGTTTTGGTTTAGAAATTGTTTCTGATAAACTAATTTCTTTTTCGTCATTAATAAATATCTCACTAAGTTGTTTTTTGATTTCTTTACGAACAACTAATTCGATTATTTTTACTAATTCGTTTTTCTTCATTACTACTCCTCTTTATATTTATCAAATAATTTTTTATAAGATTTAACTTGGTTTACATTTGATTCCGTTGATTCATACTCACTAATGGCATCTTCAAATTGGTCAAATCCACCTTGGGTTTTAGTATTTTCCCAAGCTGTTGCATTATCCCCAGCTGCTTGAGCTCTATCAATTATAGTTTGAACACCAGGAATATTTTTTGCACTATCTCCTGCATTATTAATTACAATTAAAGCTTGTTGTCCATTTGTAACTTGGGACAATTGACTTTGTAAATTTTTTGCGGTGTCAAGTTTATCTTTTGCATCTTTAACTTTATCTTCCAATTGTTTTATTTGTTCTGGTGTAATATTGGAAACATCATCTATGATATCACCAAGTCCAGCCGGTATCGGAAGTGCATCTTTAATTTCTTGAATTGTTTTTGTTTCTAATAAGTATTGACTTAAAAATTCTAAGTTAATTGTAGCATCTATAAAATTTTTCGCACCTCGTAATCCTTTAACGATATCTTTTACACCAGAAGGTAATGTAAAGGGATTAGATAATTTAGGAACTCCAATAGTCATTGCATTTAAAAATTGTTGTATTCCCATTACTTGTTTTAAAAATCCTGCCATATCTAATTCTGGAAATGGTATTCCTTCTTTTGTTGCATTCAATATAGTTCCACCGGACTTTATGTTGTTAATGATTTGACTACCTTTTGGTTTCAATTCAATAACATCTTTTCCTTGAATCAAAACATTACCTTCTTCACTATCGATAGTAATATTTTTCATCGCAGTTATCGCGATGTTGTCTGTTTTTGCATTTAAAACTAATCTATCAGAATCAACTACAAATTGTGAATCTGTAAAATCAGAAGGAAGAAATTTTGACATTGGTTCTGGATAATCAATCGATTGATTAGATGTCATAAAAATATTTGAAGAACCATTTTTGATTTGTATATTAGGTGAATCATCTTCTCCACCAATTTGATTACTACCCAATTTAATAAAGTTTCCAAATCTTCCTTGAACTAAAGTATCTCCTTCACTAATCTCTGCCCTATCGGGTTCAATATCTACAAAACGAGCTCCTTGTCGATAATCATCATTATCTCGGACATCATATGGATTTAATATATTTAACAAAGTATTAGATTTTAAATCATTTGCTGTTGCAGCACTTTTGTTAAATTCTGTATAATTTATATTAATATTATCATCACTTATTCTTGATAAGTAATATCGTTTTCCGTCATAATTAAAACCAATCCACAATTCACCAACCAAAGGATATTGTATGATATTAGAATTTAGTGGATAATATTGTGAAACAGTAGGTTTACCATTTTCTGAATAAACATATCTACCTAAGACTGCTCCTTGTTTAGTAACACTACTACCAACACGATAAATGTCCATTACTTCAAATACTTCTAATTCAAATTCAGTCATTTTAACTTTTAAATTTAAAAGTATTTTTCTAAGTTCATCTTTCGTTACATAGCCTTGTCCTGAAATAATATGTGCATTAGATAATGACTTATCTACTTTTTGTGCCATTTAATTTTCCCTGCTGATAGAATTGTCTATTTCGTCTTTTTTGATTTGTAACTCTTGAACGTCGTGTTCGATAGCATCCATAAGTTGCTGTTTTTCTGAATCGGTCAAACCATATTCATCTCCACTATCCGACACTCTTTTTTCTGCTGCCATAATTCTTTGAACGACTGTGGCTAATTTGACTAATTGTTCGTCGTTCTTCACATTGATTTCTAAATACTCTTTGAGCATAGGAATAATCTGAACGGCTGTATCTCCGTCTTTAATAAACCCTACCACTTCTTTCATCAAGACTTCTAATTGTTTCTTATTGGTTTTGGAATTATCATAGATGTCTTTGAACACATCAGATAAGGTTTTGCCTTCAAATATTTCGTAATCGTGTGCCATAGTATTTTCCTATCAATAAATATAAGATTGTGGAAAAAAGGGAATATATATTTATATATCGGTTTATTTTTTTAAAAATACTATATAGTTATTATACGAAGTCGGTTATTACACCGACTTTTATTCATTTAAAGGGGGAAACTAAAATGAAAGACGCAATGAAATTGATATTGGATTCAATAGTCGGAATTAAAGACTTATTGTATCACATTATCGGCTTAGGTGTTCTCGTACAATTAGTATTTGTAGGGGGATTCTTAGGAATAGACATTGTTGGTAATTTGATTAGTTTAGTAAATTCTTTCGGTGACGCAGGATTTGCTGGATTTCTATCATTTATCGTGATATTCGGATTACTCAACAAATAAAGGTGGATTACAAAAGGCCGGTAGAAATATCGGCCTTTTCATCTACAATATATCCCAACTACCTGTCCATTTGGTTTCTATTGAGCCAGTAGTCAAATAATTTTTATATAAATTCATATGGTGTTTTTTCAAAACATTAATTACTCTGGTGATGTGTTGTGTATTGGAATTAGTCATTTCTCTAATCATAATATACAAAGCCTTCTTATTAAAGTTTTCAATGTTTTGTCTTTGTTCAATTAAATACAATACTGAATTAGCTACATCAATATCTTGTTTTCGTTTGAAGACGGTAGTTAGATTGTTAGTCCAATACTCTACGAATAAATCCATATACTCTCGTTGTCCGTCAAGGAAATCTATTCTTCCTTCTTCGTATTGAACATTTCGTTTGTAATCAGATACTTCTTCATCTTGTGTTTGTTTGAGTTTTTTGTAATTGTTGTTGTTGTGTAGAATCAAATAGTTCTTAGCAACAATACTGAAATAACTAAATGCCTTACCTTTACCTTCGGTAAACTTATGCATATTCATATATAGAAAACTTACAACCTCGTGTTTAACATCATTACTCGGAACATCAAAGTAATAAAACTTAAATGTATGAATAATGTTTTCTGCCAACTTCTCAAACGGAACTCTAATGTGTTCATTATAAATTCTCTCTCTCATATGTGGACGAGTTTCTTTATTATGTCTGATGATTGCATCTTCTGTGTCTTGATTAAAGTAATATCTTGTTGAACCTTTTTTTGCTACTCTTGGCATTAGTTGACCCCCACTTCTTTAGAAGTTTCAGCGACGAATCTCAAACCTTCATCTGAGAAAAATAAATAATCATATAAAGAACTCTTACCGGAAGTTATCCAATTATGGTTCATCTTATGTTCTACCTTTGGCATTATATTTTTAAATGATTTATAACTTATCTTGTTATCAAGATAGTTTTCTAATGCAATTTTTAATGGATGCTTTTCATCATACTTTCGTTCAATATTCATTATATCTCCTGTTCTGTTATTTCGTTTAACTCGTCTACGGTTTCTTTGATTGATTGAAACACTACACCGATTTCATCATCAGCTTCAAATGTTCCTTTTTGGTCAATCTCTTTTAATATATCTTGTGTATTTTGGATTCGTTGTGCGTAATCCTCAACCCAAGTTTCAAGTCTTTCTACTTTTCTCGTTAAGTTAAACACAACATAACTTAAAGTCAAGCAAATAATTGTTAATAATGCATATATCATTTTTTAGCCTCCCCAAATAGTTCGTTAAAGATATCTTTCGCATCTGTGGTTTTGGTATTGAACTTTTCTTTAACTTCGTTGTTTTTATCAATCTGAGTATCTACAGCACTTTTAATTTTATTTACTGACATTGCTACTTTTTCAGATTCTTTTTTATCGTCACGATGCCAAACATCATACTCGGTATGAGTAGCCATCATATCAGCTTGGTGAACAATGTAAGCAATATTACTTTTTAATCTCCAAGCCGGATTGTAACCTTTTAGATATTTTTCATTAGCATCTTCATATAATCCGTCTGCTAATTTTAATCCAAGATATTCAAATTCAGACATAGTGATTCCATAATGTTGTAGAATAAACATTGCCCTATCCGTAACATTCATATAAGATGAAAGGTCTTCATTGTGAGTATAGATTTCTCCCATATTCTTTACTCTCCAATCGTTCTCTTGAATGATATAATAATCATTACCTTCTAAGTCTCCAATCTTTCCTAAGTCGTGGTGCATAGCTGCAAAGATTAGTTCTTCGTCTGTAAAGTTTATCATTGCCTCGTTTGATTCCCAAACTTTCTTTAATTGTAATGACATCTTGATAACATGCAAAATATGTTCTACATAACCACCAACCATTGCATTGTGAAATGCTTTCTTAGCACTTGCTGGTGCTACGACCATTCTGTCTTCTAAGTCATCATACATTTTATTTAGTCGTTCTAATCTTTCACCACTAAATGTATTGTTGATAATGGTTCTAAGTTCGTTCCAATTATCTGTAATTTGTTTTTCTGTTAATTGCTTCATTGTTCAATAACCTCGTATCTATTTTTTGTTAATCTTATATCTTTTTCATTTCGTAATCTATTTCGATATGAATTAAATGCTATTCGTATACCCCAACCAAGTTCATCAGTAATGTCTCGTTTGGTAACTGACTTTTTATCTTTGATAATTTTTAATATTTGTTTGTATGAATCAGTTTCTTTACTTTCTTGTAAATTGTCAATAGCAGTTTGAAACATATCGTTAATTTTTAAAATCTGTTTATCCCATTTACTATTCTCAAATCGTTGTAATGATTTTTCAGAATATTCATTTCTAAAGTTTTCGTCATCTAATACTTTATTCATTAGTGTTAAAAACTCATCTGAATCTTTATAATATATTCCGGCATCATCTGCTAACTCGTGATAACTTCCGTCATCTGAAAACATATAAGGAACTCCAACTGACATTCCGTCCGTAGCAGAGACTGCCCAACCTTCATATTTTTGTTTACAACAAACACCTACTTTACAAGAAGATAATTTAGAAAAATATCCAAACCTATCATACTTGTCAATTGTCATATATTGTTTTTCTTTTGAGTCTGCTAATGGAACCCAAACTTCAAAGTCTTGTCTTTGTTCCCAAAGTTTATCCATTTGTTGTAAGAACCAAGGATAGTTTTTGTATGTGTGTGGTCTATGATTGTAAACAATTATATTTTTATCTGTTGTTTGTTTTTCATAGTTTGGTGTTTCCCAACCGAGATAATGTGGTTCAAGAATTTCATCTAATTGTTTAATGACATCATCATTAAAATGTTCCCTTGCATTTTTCAATACGAGTTGTTTTTGTGCTTCTGTATTGATACCACATTTTTCTTGTTGTAATAAACCAATAATGTTAAATGCTAAACCAACTTGATATTCGTAATTTGTTATTTCCTTGAACTCAGTCCAATGAGTATAACCGATTATCGTTGGTGAAATATTAGTTGTGTTGTAAAGTAAATTCTTTAACTGACCGGTGTGTTCTGGTAAATGACTATACACGATATCATAATCATTACGAGTCCAATCAATCGCTGTCATAACTTCTTTAAATGGAAAAGACATTCGCATTGAATTAGGATATGTAAGTTGTGGAACAATTAATTGTTCTGTATTGTCAAATTGTAAACTTGATATTAACTTCGGCGATATAATTGTCCAATGTAAATCATTTCTGAGTTTATTCATTTCTTTAATTATATTACCCAACACAACTACATAACTATCTTTCTCCAAATCTTTTTGGAAAGTTATATTTGGATAGACAAGTATTTTATACTTGTATTCTTTGTCATCTGATAAGAATCTACTTAATGACATTATTTGTCCTTTTTAGGTAAAGTAATACCTTCGTCTTTTAACCAAGTTTTTCCTCTTCGCGAAGAGTCCCAAAAGTTGTGGTAATCAACACCAACATTTGCATGTTCTCCAGGTAGTCTCCTAAAGTGTACCTTGATTTCTGAAATCAAGTTTCCTTCTTTGTCATAAACTTCATTTCTTGTCGCATCAATCAACTTGTCAGCGTTTGCTCTACCTTTTGGTTCATTGTCCCACATTGTCCAAGCAGGGCCATTACTACCATACATCAAATAAGTAAAGTCTGTAATTGGTGTATGATTTTCATTAGCTTCATGCCAAACTCTCATTAACATCTCAATGTTAAAAGTTTCAACCGAACAAACAACTGCTTTTGAAGTGTCAGTTTCTAAAGCCTCAACGATTCGTTTTGCTTCTGCTGACCAACCTTTTGCATTCCATTTGATTGGAACGGTGTTGTTTGTCTGATGTTTTTGTTTGTCTTTTGCTAAATCTTTAACTTTTGTTCGTTGTTTTGGGTCTACATTAAGTGATACCAAATAATCTTCAATGTCTTCGTGAGAAACTGGAATGTTGTTTTCTTGACACATTCCAACTACAATGTTAACAAGTTCATTTTGTCCAGTTGGATTTTTTGGTTCTTTGGGTAATGGGTTGTCAGCTGCAGCTAATTGTTGAATTTGAATGTTTCCATAGTTAGCTGTTCTATAATCTGGAACATACAAAACATTAGCGTGTGTTGCTCCTTCGTTTTGACAACCTTTTTTTCGGTGATTACCAGCAAAATTTAAATTTCCTTGTAAATACTTTCCATTGTCATCTAATTGAATACCGTCTCTTAAATTCATAACTAAGATTGGTGGGATAGAACTTGTGTCTCCACGTTTCGCTCTAACTTTTGTCGCGACGCTGTCAATAACCGTAGTGTCTTCCTCACGCTCTGGTAACTGATAAGGGATAAAGCTTTCAACAACTGACCAAGGTTCAACTTTAAATCTAAATCCCTTGTAAGAGCCTTCTCGTTTGTCAATCGGTAAACTCATAAAATAGTTTGATGCTTCTTCAATGTCTGTATTTAGTTGAATGACATCTTTAGTGAGACTTTCTTTAATTTCTACAAATCCATTATTACCATTGTAATAAAGTGGGGATTGAGCTGCTTTTACATTCACTAATTTAAAAGATTCTGTATATTCAGCCATTTCATATTCTTCATAAAAATCTAAAATTTCAAATCTCCATTCGACATTAGGATTACTCTGGTCTAATTTGTATTGTTTCTCGTTACAAGAACTATAATAAGTTCCGTCCTTGTATCCAAGTTTTCCTTTACTTCCTAAACCAAGATAGTAAACTGGCTTTAATTCAGATTCATCTGTAACGCCTTCATTTAATTTTAAATTTGTTAAATTTGTCCAAAGGTAGACATAACCACCTTCTTTTTCATTATACCACTCGGGTGGCATTAAATTAGAAGTTTCCTTTACATTAGGAATTTCTTCTACTTTAAATTTAGTTTTTTTCACTATTTAGTCTCCTTTTTAATATTCAATATTTTATTGTCTAATAATTTAATAATAAAATTTGTAAAAGTCAAGTATTTTTTTAACATTATCTACCGACTTCTTTTAAATAAGTTTCTTTGGCTTCTTCCCAAGTCATACCGATTATATTGGAATAAAATAATGATTCTGGTTTGATTCTATTTTGTTCCAATAGATTTGTATATCGTTTGATTGCTTTTGGTTTCCACCAATTATTTATATAATCTGTGTCTTGTTGATACTTTTGTTTCATAACTAAATCTTTTTCTTCGATTTCACTTCTTAGAAATTCTTTTCCGTTTTCATACATATCTGCAAAGTAAACACCTCGTTTAAATCCGTGTTCATATTCTTTTGGTTTAATTTCCAAGTGTTTAAAAATTCTATTAATAACATTTTGTTTTGGGCCTGTATTGGATACAGCCTTCAAGTGTTCTTCATAATGGTTTTCTTTTAACCATTGATTCCAAACCAAGTAAACACTATCATCTGGTTTGATTAAAATCTTTCCATTGGATTCTCCTAATGTTTTCCACAAAGGTATTCCGTTGTATTGTGAGTGAACACCATACAAAGATGTTGTGGTTAATCCAACTAATAAATCATCATAATCTTTTTTCCATTGTTCTCTTACATTAGAAGATGTTGCCATTGATGCAATTAATTTACCACCCAACATATTAAACCCAAGTGGTTGAACACAAACAATCGTTGATGCAATAGCTGTATTGTTTAGTTTATGATTTTTAAACTTGTCGTCTTTTTTCCAACCTAAGAAATCATCACGAACTTTGATACTTGTGACATCACTACCTAATGACACTAACCCAAGTATTTTATCTGTTGTTCTGTCTTTAACATAATACTTTTGATTACGACCTGGATTAGCATTCCAATCCATTGTGTGAATTAGCTTTCTAACTAATGTCCACTCTGATGCATCTTTGGTAAATTCTATAATCGGGTCTAAGTTTTGAATTTCTTGAATAGTTAATTCTTTGTTATAAATGTCTGTTGGTGTCCATAACTTATTTCTGATGGCATCTATTTGAGTTGCCCACTGTCTTGATTTTTCTACATCTTTGTTGAACTCTTGCCACTTCTTATAAAGAGTGGATTCTTCAACCGACATAGTTTTTAGGTAATCCAAATTCTCAATGAACTTTTGTTTATTTAGTTCAAAGTCAAATTCTGTAACACCTGTAAATTTCTCAAAACTCATAATAACCTTTTTAATTTATTTATACTAATATACAAAACTTTTTAGCGTTTGTCAAGTATTTTTTTATTTTTTTTCTGTAACAAATTTTATATCCTCGTTTAAATTTGCTTTCTTAATCTTAGCACTCGAAAACATATATGGTTTCGTGCCTGGTGATTCCAAGATATCAATACGATTTACAAATCTTTGGTTCATTGTATCTTTAACTTGATACACTCCGTCCTTTCCGTCAGTTCCGGTCAATACGATAAAATCTCCATAGTCTAACCAACCACCCCAGCGTTTTAATAAATTACGACTAACGGCAACATATCTATATTCTGATGCTTTGTGAACGGTAATCTTAGTTCCGTCTGCTAATATGTTTGGTGTTCTGTCGGTTTGTTGTCTGACTGGGTGATACATTGTGACCGTAACATCAAGTCCTGCTAAAGATACTCCGTGTTCGTGTTCATCAATCATTAATTGTAATCTAACTCTATCATCTTCTAATGAATCAATGATACCCATATAATATGTTTGGTATTCTTTGAATAAGTTTATCCAAATGTATCCATTAAAGATAGTGAAAAATGTTAAAAATATAATGAAGTATTTTTTCATAGTTTCCGTCCTTTTATTTATAATAATTATTTGTCACCTACTTTTTTCTGTATGAAGTGAACGATTTGTTCTGCGATGTTTATCTTGGTATATTTTTCCATACCTTCAAAACCTGGTGCAGAATTTACCTCACAAATCATATACTTACCTTCGTGGAACAACAAGTCTACACCTGCTATATCCAAGTCTAAAAGTCTGGCACACTCACCACCAATCCACTCAATGTCTTCGTCAATCTGATAAGGGATTGCTTCTCCACCACGAGTTAAGTTGGCACGAAAGTCTCCGTCGGTAGATTGTCTCATCATACACCCAGCGACTTTACCATTGATAACAAATACTCTTAAATCTTTTCCATAAGAATCTTTTATAAATTCTTGTATAATAATATTGTAATAAGAATTAGATAGTTCTGCCATTTTAACCAAGTCCACAAATTGTTTTCTGTCTTGAACTAAAAATACTCCACTACCATAACTACCACTTAAAGTTTTCACAACCAAAGGATATTGCATATTCTTTTCTACCAAGTCCACATCAATCGGATGTTTAACCAACATTGTATTTGGAACTGGTAAATTAGAACCACCCAAGATTTGTTGTGAATATAATTTGTCTTTAACATTATCAATCGCATCACTTCCGTTAATCAGAACAACACCCAATCGTTCTAAGTGTCTGATGATTGCTTTGATAAAATAAGTCGTTCCACTACCGGTTCTCGGTAAAACGAAATCTGGTAATGGAACTTGTTTCCCCTCGACAATGATAGATTTTCTATCATCACGATTTACAAATATATCTACATCTTGTGGATTCACTATACGAATCTTAATATGTTGTTTGTGAAATTCTTCAACCAATCGTTCGACTTCGTGGTTTTCTCCTAATTCTTTTTTATGGATTATCCAACCATTGATACTCATTTTATAAACTCCTGTATAGCTAATTCTTTATGTTTTGCCTCAACCATAATGTCCACCACATTACCATAAGTGTTTGGTAATTCTTTAATTAAGTCTGAATGTGCTTGTGGTTTGATTGACTCGTTGAGTTCGTGTTCTGATTTGGATTCGGAATAATGAACCACCGGAACTATATCGTCTGGCCAAGTAGACATAGCCAACTCTAATGCTTCTTGTTCAGATAAATCACCTGTGCAGAATTTGTGATGATGATAATCAAACACAATCGGTATACCAATTCGTTCGTGAATATACATTAAATCTTTTACTGAATACATAGTTGCCTTGTCGTCGTTCTCTACGGTAAGTCTTGTCTGAACTGACTCTGGTAGTCGTTCAAAGTTTTTACAAAACCTATCCATAGCTGAAATCTTATCTCCGTACACACCATTACAATGTATGTTGATTTTGTTGTATGGTGTTCTTGATAAACCCATAAAGTCAAATATTTCTCCGTGCATAATTAAATCATCAAATGTATTCTGAACTACATTTTCGTTTGGTGATACCAATACATTGAAAGGGCCGGGGTGAGATGTAACACGAATTCCATATTTGTCAGCAATCTTACCAGCAGACCTTAGATAAAATTTAATCTCATCAATGTCTTTTAAGTCGTTCCACTCGTATTCAGTTTTCCAAGGTGCTAACCCACTTGTCATACGATAGAAGTTAAACCCATTAAGAGAATTCCAAACCATAATCTCTTTCAAGTCTTTTGCGTTTGCAAGTGTGATGTCGGACGCATAGTCCACACCTTTCTCGTCAAAGGTTCGTCTAATCATACTACGACCAGTAGTGATTGGTTGTGTTCCTTTTGGTTTACCATACTTAGTCGGATAACTAAGTTGCATATTGATACAAGCATAACCTAATTTCATAATTTAAATATAACCTATTTTATTTCGTTTGTCAAGCGTTTTTATTTCGTCTGAACGGATTTATTTTGTTTTGACGATATTCATCAGTCGTAACAAATACTCCGTGTCCGTAATCATTCAATAAAGACTTCTCTAATTTTAATCTGTCTTTATATTCTTGAAATGTTTCTCCCTCAAGTCTTTTATCTCCCTTGAGTAGTTTACCGATTTCTAATCTTTTACGCATCATTTATCTACTTCTCCCATTAAGAATTTCTTTTGTTTTTCTAAATCTTTATTTAATTGTTTTTGAGCTTTAAGTTTTGCTTTATGACGAGCAACCAAGATTTCATCTTTGGTTTTTCGTTTAACTTTCTTTTTAGGTTTAACCTTAGTTGGTTTGAGTGTTCCAAACAACTTTGGTTGTTCAACACCTTTATGATATACCTTTCCGTCTTTATCAACAAACTCAGCCATAAAGTGCCAACCAGCCGGACGACCAGTAGATACTCTTTGTGTAGATTTATTTTCATAAGTGTCTGGAAACATCTTATACATTTTAGACATTAGTGCTCTATCACTAATAACATATGTGGCGTTCTCACCTACATTACGAACGGGAACTCCGGTAATCTTACAATCCATATAACGAACTCCGTCAATGTAGTAACCACCATTTTTTTCGAACTTATCCATAACCTTTATCCTTTAGCAATTGTTCCGTTTTTAATTGCTCGTTTAATTATTTCGTTTTCAATTTTATCATCAACATATCTACGAATATCTTGAGCCATTTGTCTGTTCAATTCTAAATCATCTTCAATGATATCTTCAATCAGAATACCAATAGAATCTTCTAACTCGAATTGTTTCTTATCTCGTGCTTCAGCTTCTATTGTTTCTAATCGTTGTATAATGTCTCTAATATCCATAATCTATTTACCCTAAATATAATACACCTTTTTCAAAAAGTCAAGTTTTTTTTTATTTCTCTCTAATTTTATTTAAAAGTTTGTGTATTATTCTGTTTCTTCTTTCTACTTTTTCTTCTGAATGTCCAGGATTTTGTTCCGACCTCGTAAGCCGTTTCTGTAATTGGTGAACCTTTTTCCATAGTTTTCCTTTGTACGCAAACTTCTTACTCATAACATTCTCCTGTTGTATTGTTAATATCATTTTACTCTAACTCCACCACGAGCAGTTGGTTGTGGATTTATTTCTACTTTTTCTACAATTGGTGTTGGGTCGTTTTCTTCTCGTGGTTCTGGTAGTTCTTGTTCTGCTATTTCATCAAGTTCTTCTAATTCTTGAAGTGCATAAAATCCACGACTTTCGTGTGCACCTTGTGATAAGTCTACTTCATGCTTATCATCATACATTTCCCAAATTCTTGACCACCAAGATTTCTTTTTTTCTGGTAATTGTTTTTCTCTCAATATAAGTGCTTGGTTGTATGCCACGACCAACATAACTGCCAATGGGTCAAACACAAATATCAAAATAAAGATAAAGAACTTTACCACGGTATCTATGTCGGTTCCAAAAGTTCTTGCCAGATAAATTGCTGGCCCAACATCAACACCCGTAGATACCAATTGTATTTCTAAATCTGCTCTGGTCTTTTTGTATTCCAATATCTCGTCATTGATTGCAAGTATTCTTGGATTATAATCTTCTCTTAGTTTTCTTTTTGCCGTGATATAATTTTCTGGTAATGAATTAACTTGTTCTTCTAATTCACCTTTTAGAAATACCTTGTCTTCTTCTAATTGTTCTATTCGTTCTTCAACTGCGATAAGTTCTGTGGATTGTTTTTCAAATTCTAATGTTGCTCCTTGATATGCATTTGACAAATATCCAAAGATACCTGCTGATGTAATCCCAATCAAAACTAATGTTGCGAAAGTCATATAGACTTTTTGAAACCAACTAATGACTTTCCAATAACGATACAAGAAAGATGCTGTAACTAATTTACCAAGTTCCAAAGAACTTGCCATAATCACAACCGATATAAATGCTCCACTAAATAATTTAGCAAGACCATAGACTGAAAATGCTGCAGCACTACCTGCGATAAGTAGGGCTGACAATCCAATCCATATATAAAAATATTTTGAGTTTTCCATAATTCTTTTCTCCACCTTTAATATAAATATAAAACACGCGGACTTATCCGTCTTTTATTTCACTTTCTTCCGACTTGATGCTATATCATCAAATCTCAATCCACTATCTTGTGGTATTACACTACTCTTTGGTCTACAACCCAGCCTAACTTATAGCGTAATATCTGTCTTGTGTTAGGACTTTCGTTTGGTCGCTCTATCCAAACCTCTCATCCCTTTACGACTAACTTAAAAAACCAAGTAGTTTTGGAAAAATGAACCTGCGACTTTTATTCATTTTCTTTATCTGTTAAATCTTTTTTAGGCATAATAGTTGACATTATATATTGTCGTAAACCTTCTCGTTCACTTTCTTTGGAATGTGCCCAAGTCCAAGCAGTTGTGGTTTTCATTTGTGTAATATTATCAATTACTGCTTTACATTGTTTAGTCATCTCGTCAATCAATTCATTGGATAACTCAAAGTCTATTTCTAATTCATCTGCCATTTCTAATAAAGCACCAAAGTCTTTGTTCTTGTTTGCTTGATTGGCAAGTTTGAACTTTTCCAAGTCTCCACCTTTCTTATCTGGGTGAAGTTTGTTTGCTACTTTACGATATACTTTTTTAAATGAATCTTCCGATACATCTGTTTGGATTTCTTCATATGGGTCTTTGGATTCAACCGCCTGTTTCTTTACTTCTTCGGGGTTGACTTCTTGTGAAAAGTCGATACGAAAACGCTCCAATGAATTTTTGTAAATAATTTTAGTTTCCAATAATTCTAATTGAAGGTATCGTAATTTTTGTCTAACTTTTTGTTGTCGTAACTTTTTTAAATCTTCCATAATTTATAGCAGGGGCCTTATAAGCCTCTTTCTATACTATCAAGACCCCGTGACTATAAATAGAGATAACCTTTATTTAATTAGGATATTTTAACTTTGTTAGTCTTTGGTTTCTCTGGTGTCTTCTTTGGAATCTCAATAGATAGTATTCCGTCCTCAAATTTAGCTGAGATACTTTCTCCGTCAAGTTCTTCACCTAACTCAAATTGTCTTTTGAAAGATGATTGTTTAAGTTCTCGTCTGACAACTTTAGCATCCTTGACATCAAAAGTACTTTGTTTATCTCCACTAATTGTAAGGACTCCGTCTGTAACTTCTACTGACAAGTCTTTCTTTGACAATCCTGGAATCTCAGCAATCACACCAACCTTGGTGTCCCACTCGTAAACATTTACTTTTGGATATGCTGTTCCTTGAAATGGTTTAACTCCAACCGCCTTAGTAACATCTGGAAAAGATGCTTCTACGATTTGGTCAAACATTCTGTCAAAGGGTGTTAGAAAAGAATCCCTATCGATTGCAGGGATTGCACGATTGTATATTATTTTAGTCATTATTTTTCTCCTGTTTGTTAACTATTTAGTCTAACTAATGATAACCTCACTTGAGCGTTATCATATATAAATATAATGTTTCTAACAAAAACACTATATTTTTTTAATATATTTTTTCGGAACGAACCACACTTTACCCATAGCATCTTTTAATCTGATATGACCTTCAATTACATTGTTCTTATCTTCTCTCAAGATATCACCTTGATAAAGTGTGCCTTCCGTTGATGAGTAGTTCTCTACAACCTTATATTTTTCCATAACTACTCCTACTTTTTATAATAAACATCAATCTTGCGTTTGATTAAATCAGCATCATTATAACCGACGATTCTCTCAACAAGATTTCCATTTTCATAAATTGCTGTGGTTGGAACCCCACGAACTTCTGCTGATTCAGCTAATGTTGGATTCTCATCAACATCAACCATTTGAATTGGATAACCTTCTTTTACAAGTTTATCAATTCCTGGTTTCATTTGTTGACAAGGGCCACACCAAGCTGCATTAAAGAATTTAACTTCTACCATTTTAAATCACTCCCGATATTTTTGATTGTTTAACTACCACTACTTCAAAAGGATATGGTGCATCCTTTAAGTAACTATTGACCGTAGCCTCAGCTACCGTTACTGAATCACACTCAACTAATAAGTGTTTTCTTCTTTGTTTCTCACGAATACCACTTTTAGTTTGGATTTCTTCCGTGAATATAACTTGTACTTCAAAATACATTTTTACTCCTGTTCGTTATGGTTGTGTTGAACTTCGTGTTCTTCCCAACCTTTTGTTGGTTTTACATTTTCAAATGCGTAGCATTTCCACGCTCCGTCTTCTTCAAAATAAATATGTTTAATCATATCTGTTGGAACATGCCCACCTGTGGATAAGATTTCAAAATCCTCGTCCCATATTAATTCTACGGTAACGATTAGATTTTGTTCGTCGTCCCACTCTCGTTCTTGTTCTTCAAGTAATCTCCACTCACCACGATTTAGATATTGGTTTTGTAAAGCACAATTCAGATATGAAAAAGTTTGTTTTAAATTTTCATAAGAATCCGAATAAGTAGCTGCTGGTGCTAAGTGTCCTTTGTCCCAAACATTACGATAGTAATCTTTATTATCAGAAGTATGGACATCATCTTCTGTATAGAAATTCATAGAACCTCTATCGACATTTTTAACTCTATTGGTAGAAGTATAGATTAACTTTAGTGGTTGTTCTTTTACTTCTGAATACCAAACCTTGAACACTTGATTTTCAATGTATACTTCATCTCTTAGTTCCTGAGCATTAAGACTTGATACAACTGAATCTGGTGAACAAGTGATTAGGAATAATCCCAACCAAACTGATATTAACTTTTTCATTTTATTCTCCTTAGAATGCACGAACTCCGATATCAACACAAACATATTTTAGTTTGTTTAGTTGTGGTGAAAAAGTTCCATAATCTAAACTCTTTTGTATGTTGTTGATTTCGCCGTTCGTCAATTTACTTACATAGACCTCTCCATTATAAGTATAAGTATTGGTCTGTTTTGATACCATAGAATTTAATGTAGACATCATTTCTTTTAATCTAAGGAAACCTGGATAAGTTCCACTAAGGTATTTACAACTATCTGAAACAACAATGTAATTTTCATACTCACTACGATAACTTGCCATTACTCTTTGTCCTCCTGTGATTTTCTTTTTGCTTCTTTCATATCTACATAATCATATGAATTTTCATTTGATACTGAATTATATAATTCAAAGTCTTTCATATCTTCTTCAATTTGTTTCATAATCTTATCAGACTTTGCTTGTAGTTCTTCTTGTTTTAATTCACAACCCAAGTGATTAGTTCCATTACCAAGATAATCATAATCAACCTCGTGAGTATGTTCATTACAAATATCACAAGTCCAATACTTCAGATATTCTTCTTCGTCTTTTTTAGATTTGAAACCATAACCAGTTGGTGGAACATAACCTTTCCACATCTCAATAGACAATGGATTATCTTTTGCTTTATTAAATGGATAATCGGCAAAAGTTCTACCTGTTGGTTCACCTGTCTTTAAGTTGATTTCTTCTTTTGTTTCCGGTGAGTATTCTTCTCCGAACTTTCTTCTGAAAACATATTTTCCGTCTGGTGATTCGTAGATGTATTTGTTATCCTCTTGTTGCCAATTGAATAAATGTTCTCTTTCACCTTGTGACATTTCGTCCATAATAAAATTATAATTTCTATTCTGTTCGTCAATGTTTAGTTCTTTAACATTAGTGAATTGAGTTGCTCTATCCAACATAGCGGCAATCTCAACTGATAATGTTGCTATTCTATCTCTGTCAAGTGTTTTGCCTTTGTGTCTATTCAACACTCCACCAACTACACCTTGCACGAATATATCGTCCATAGTCGTTTCTCCATATTCCTTTGGTTAATTAGTGGTGGTGGGGCGAAAGGAAATAAAATTCCCCACCACCTGACACATTAGTGTCTAATAATCATAGTCCTCATCATACTCATCTTCGAGTTCGTCCTCGTTGAACAAGTCGTCAGTAGAGCCGTCGTTGATGTATTTCTGAACTAATTGTTTTACAAAAGTTCTTTCACTATCAACACCGCCGTCATTACTGAACTGCGGATAAACACTAACTTGAGCCGCTTCGTCAAGTCCGAATCCGTCAAACATCAGACCAGCCATCTCAACTGAAGTTCTTGTTGAAATTGCGGTATCAATCTTACCGGTTTCAGAAGAAGACTCAACACGAGTAGTGTTGGCAATCTCAGCGATAGCTGATAGATTGTTAGGATTAACATTTGGAAACATATATTGTAGAAGTTCAAACTCTTGTTGGTTATCAAGAACATCCATTTCCACAATAGTGAATCTGTCCATTAACGCCTTATCCATAACACGAGTAGAAGTATACTCATTACCAATGTTTGCGGTGGCGACAAAAGTCACACCTTCAGCCACATTGATAGTAGCTTGACCATCTTGTTCATCAAGTCTCAAATATCTCTGACCTTGGTCTAAAACGGTCATCAGAATATTCCAAGCGTCAGGATGTGCTCTTGATAACTCGTCCAAGAGAATTACCGCGTTTGGTGTCTGAATAGCTTTTACGAATAACGACTCAGAGAAGTAAGTACCTTTTGATTTCTCAAAGTGAACATTACCAATCAAGGTCGCTCTTGGGTCTTGAGTAGAACCCATATTGAAATAGAAGTCAGGTCTGTCAAGTGCATTGACCAATGACTTAGCAGCCATAGTCTTACCACACCCAGCAGGGCCTGTCATCAAAATGTTCTTACCACGAACGGCAGAACGAATTAAGTATTTCCACTTCAACTCAGTCATCATTAAACCCTTAGGTTTTAAATCATAAGATGAGTGGATAAAGTTTACAACTTCTTGATGTCCATTAGGAACATCAACTGAAGATGTTGGAACAACCGGTTTAGTAGTTGCTTCGAACTCAGACATAGGAACTGCCCACCAATAAGTCTTACCAGATTTATTGACACGCTGTTCTAAAGCCATACCTTTGTCATAAGCAGATTTACGAGCACCGGTTGTAATATGAGAAGTATACTTCTGACCATTAGCGTCAAAAGCATTGTATCTGTTACCAGACTTCTCAACTCTCACAACAATGTTCATATTTTTTCCTTTCATTAATTTATCTTTCATACCACTATATTACGAATAATTTTTGACAATGTCAAGTATTATTTTAATTTTTTTTCTCCAGGAATAATGAGTTCATAGTTTTTGCTAATGATGATACTTTGGTAACATCAACAAACTCAGCGTCATTACCATACATCTTTTTAAAATCTCTCATATTGTTATCGTTGTTTCTATCATCATCTCCGACAAAGTAAGATAACACTTGAATACCTTTCTTGATAATCTCATTGACTTGTTTTTTAGTGTGTTGTAATGCTTGTTCTCCGTAGTAGTCATAATCACTACTTCCGAACATTGGCATTCCGTCAGAGAAGTTTAAGAAATAACTATCACGATTAGAAGCACTTGGAACAAAGTCGTCCATAATGGCTTCGTAACATAATCCCTCTGGTGTAGTTCCACCTGGAAAAATACTTGGCCATAACATCTCAATCTTTCTGAACTTATCAACACGACTATCGTAACCGATAGCAACTAATGGTCTTTGACCCATAGAACCACTATCAGAGTGAGTAGTTCTGAAAGACACCACTACATCTAATCCACTAATCATTGAAGCTGCTTTACAAATCGCAACAACTGCGGTCATAGTGTTTTTCCATTTCTCACCACCCATTGAACCACTTGCATCAACCGAGATGTGAATAACAGCGTCATTATAATTTTCTACGAAAGTCGTAGAGAAAACTTTTGAATTACCGAACCCAAGTTCAGCGATTAATCTTTTGTCAATACGACCAGAATCTAATCTTGAATTTTTTAGTGTTCTTGATTCAGAACGAACTTGTAATTTTTTACCTAATAGAGTTCCAAGTTTTTTACCAGCGATAATTGAGTCGGCGGTATAACCAATAGAACGATAACCATAATAAAATAGATTTGGAAATACTCTGTCGTCAATCATTTGTTGAGTAATTTTTTTAACAAACAATACTTGTGTAGAACCGGTGAAATCTTTACGATTACTTCTCCAACTATTTTGTTCAATGTCTTTACCGACTTCTTTTATAGTCACACCAGAGTCTTCCATAGACTTTACCATAGAAGAATCTTTCTTAGTAAGTCTACCGACTTTTTGTGGACGACCTTGCATAAATTCTTTTTGTCTTGACAAAGCGTTTTCTAAAGTCTTGACTTGGTTTGGTGTCAAGTTAGGAAACTTGGTATCATTGACTTCAGTAGAATCAGAAACTTGTTCTTTGAGTTTTGTCCAATCAGTTTCTGAAATCTTATCCATAATCTCTTGGTATCCATTGTAGTCGCCGTGAGCCAGTTTGTCAGCTGCTTCATTTAACATATCTGATTTAGATTGACCACCACCTTGACCAGCACCTTGACCACCTTGTCCAACTGGTTTCATATCAGTTGACTTTGGTAAAGGTTTGATGTTGTTGTAAACAATAGTCATACACCCAAGTGCTACACCGAATGCTTCTTCCATAGTAGTCATAGTTTTGACTGAACTGAAAATCTTTCTGTATATATTTCTCAACTCTGGTAAAGCATCTAAGTCAGATTCTTTATTAGTGAAGTTGATAATACGATTCATATAATTATCTAATGTTAAGTCATTACCGAAAGTATTATCTTTTAATGCTTTGGTAATTGCATTAGAGTGGAAATACTTGTCATACATAGCGTGGTAATAACCTTTGTAACCAGGCGAAGTAGTAAAGACATAATAGTCAATTCGTCTATCTTCAACATAGTTCAACATATTTTTAAGATGATTAAGTGTTTGAGCTTTAGTGAAACCTAAATCTTCACCGGTCATAATTAATTCTTCCGGTGTGTGATGATTAAGTTCTCTAAGGAAACGAAAGTCAGATAATAAGATGTGTGAACCTTCGTGTAATGCCAGACCAACAACGTGGTCAAAACTTTTCTCGTCAATCTTAGAACCAATTGTTACGGTCTTTCCGTCGGTGTAAGAATCACCATTGGTTTGATAACGAACATTGATATCAGAACGATTAGTTACAATGTTGACAAAGTTTGCAATAGCTCTACGATAACCTGCTAATGCGATATGGTCAACTTTTGGTTTATTGTCAATATCAACATTAGTGTTGACTTGAATATCGTTCCAAAAGTCAGTATAATTATTTTTAATCATATTGCAAGTTATAAATAAAAAATGACAATGTCAAGTTTTTTTTTATAATATTTTTCCTTGTTCTTTTAAATAGTTAATTTTTTTACGACCGATTTTATAATTGTATTCACCACGAGTTCCATCTAAGAACTTATAAATAGTTTCATCAAACTCATCTTCATTTTTAAAGAAGTTTAGATTGGCGTCTTCTCCATTATTACAAAGACCACCACTTACATTTCTTTTCATACCAATTAATTCTAATTCCCAGTTCATAACATTTTCTGTTTCATTTCTTTTCATATATTAACTTACGAATAAAAAATGACAATGTCAAGCTTTTTTTTAACTATTATTATGTATATAAGTAAGAATTTCTTCACTACCTTTTAGTAATGGAAAGTCATTTGGTTCACCAAAATGATAATTTAACATATGGACATCTGACCTAAATATATTTCTCACTAATACAACATCTTCCAATATATTGTATTGTTCTATATAATCATATGTGCCTGTACTATTTGTTTTAGGAAGTTTCTTAATATTAATTTTTTCTATATCACATAACTCTTTCCATTGTTCATCAAGATGTTCAAAATTAATAATGTAATCTAATCCTTCAGAAATTTTAAAACTATCTAATTTACAACCCCATTTTATTTGTGGTAAGAAGTCGAACGCCTCCATATTATATTGAGCTATTCCGTTTCTTAACCAATAAGAAAAACTAACACCTTTAGGGTCTTGATTCTTTTGTTGTCTATAACGGTACCAACTTACCATTCTTTCCCAAGGATTCCTAAACACTGCTATCTTTATAGCATTATCAAATGTATCTTTGTCCATAAAAGATTGTAAAACTGATAAAGGATAATGTGCTGATTTAGTAATACCAAGTTCATCTCTAATGGTTGAACCAGCATTCTTTGGAATGTGAACGAATAATATATTATGTTCTTTGGAATAATTAAACATCTTTATCTTTTGTAAAACCCATTACTTCCATTGCTTTTAAAATACCATTGATGATTTCTTCTGCGTTGTTCGGCATAATACTGATACCTTTGGTTGTGGGTTTCCACTCTTGTGTTTGTCTATCTTGATAATAGATACGAACATCAATGAAACGATACCCTTCGTATTCTTTTTCTGATATACGATAAACTTCGTTTGAGTTCTTTTTGATTTGTGTGATTATGTTTTCTTTGTTCATTTGTCTGTTACATTTGTGAATTGAATTAAAATAATTGCTAATGCCAACAATATACATATAATGGTTTTAAGTGTTGGAACTTCTTTCAAAGTTAACCAACTCATAATACCAAACATAATAGTTCCTACTCCAAATCCTATCATACGCATATTCCAAGTAAATCCATAATGCATATATGAATACTTGGTTGCCCAAAAGAACAACATACCAACTGGAAAACCAATTATTGATGTTGTCCAAGCATTATTCCAATACCAACCTTTTAAAAAGAATTGTCCATTGAGTTGGAAGTATGCAATAAAGTTCGCTATAACCAATAGTATAATACTATATACTAAATACAATTATATCTCCTCTCCGTATAAAGAGAATTTTTTAATTTCTGGTTTTGGTTGAACTCCGTCTTCTATGTGAACTTCTCCTGCTCTTGCGTCCATATAGAATTGTGTCATACCGGTTTGTTGGAAGATAGCATTTAAACACTCAGTCAACGAAGTATAAATTCTATTGTCTGGGTCATCTAAGATTTGCCACCTATCACCTGGAACTACCCTGGTTGCTTTAAGTTCTTTCATTTAACAACTCCTTGTTACCACCACCAAAGTATATATTCAGAACTTCTAACAAACTATGATACTTTTCAATTTCAACCATTTCTTTTTCAATAGTTTCCATAATATCTGGATGGTCGGCAACACCTTGACTATTTCTCATTAAGTTCTCAACATTGATTCTGTGTTTCTCAATGTGAGCTTGAAAGTGTAGTCTGGATGCTTTTATTATTTCATCTCTCATCATTATCTCCATTTTTTATAATTAATCTTACCCTTACCTTTTAACACTACTTCTTCGTTTGTCTTTTTCCTATGACACTTCTTACATAGTGTTTGTAAATTTTCTAATTTATAATAATCCCAATCTAAGTCTTCTTCTTTAACTCCCTTTTGTTCTACCAAAGGTTTGATGTGGTCTGCTTGCCAACTAAGACTAAACTTACCACAATGATTACAAAGTCCTTTATCACGATTCCATAATTGGGCTCGTTGTTCTCCACTGTGATATATCAATAAATAGTCGGTAGCACAATCTTCGTGCCAACTTTTTCTTTCATTGATAGTTCCGTCTTCATTAGTAATCACTTTACTACACCAACGACAATGTCCTTTGGTCTTAGTATAATAACTATCTGGTTTAGGTGGATAACGAAAGTTTCCGTCCCACTCTTTCTTTTTCTTTTCGGCAAATGTTTTCTTGTGTCGTGATGACCACCTACTTAACGGCACATAAACTCCTTTTTCATTTCACGATATTGTTCGTTCTCTCGTGCTAACTTCCAATACTTCTGAAATATATCAGAACTTGATTTAAATCTTTCTACCGATTGGTCTTTCGGTAATACTTCCCACTTACCATTTTCTCTTGTCCATTTCTTTCCACTACTATGATTCCAATATCTTCTGGCTCTCGTAAATCCCATATGTAGATATTTCTTAGCCATATCTGCTCCGACAAAATCTTGTTGTTCTAAATAATCCAAAAACATATTGTAAATAGTTCTGGCTGATTCCATAGCAATCTCTGGTGTTTTAAATCTCCAATGAATATGAAGTTCTGATTTGTATGGTTCACAAACCAATACACCTTGTTGTCCACGACCTACTTTATATAGATGTGGGTTTTTACGATAGTCGACATCAGATTTCCAATGATACCGGCTTTCATCAAAGTCTACATAACTTGGTTTCATTTCTTTTTATATCGTTGTAATGATTTCTTTGGAACTGACCCTAAATGTGTTTGTGGTTTTGTTCCGAACTTTGTACTTCTTCCTTTACCTTGACGAGTTCTCTTTGCTCCGTTTCGGAAAGTTCCTGTGCTAAGTAATGCCATTCAAATATCTCTTTCTTGTTTTTCTATCCATCATATGAATAGTGGTTAATGTATTGACTAAATTGTTTTTGGTAATCATATTGATTTTGTTTTTCTTAAATAGTTGTTTCAAATAATTGATTGTTACGATATAACCTTTCTTCTTATAAGTATTAATCGTTGGTTTGAAACTATCATTAAAATTTGTGTGATTGTATTTTGGTGCTGGTCGTGGTGGTAAATCTCTGTGTTCGGGTTTGGTATCAGTTCTGACCAATGTATCATAACCAGACAAACGAGATGTTCCTAAACGATTAGATGTTTTGACTGCTCGTCTATCTAAACGATTAAGGTTTTCTTTTTGTTCTTGTGTTACGGGTTGAACATAAGCACCTGTCTTGTGTGGATACACGACGTGTGCTTGATATGGTTGAACTGATGAACAATCCACACACTCACGATAACCAAGATGAACTCTTTCATCTGGTATTAGATTATCACACTTAATACAATTCTCTATCATACTAATCTTGATAATATAATAAGTTGTAATGTAACGGTGATGATAGCAAGTATCGTTCTAATGAATTCCATTAGATGATTGTATCTATCAAAGAATCTTTCTGTTCTATATCTTAAACTCATATAACCTCCAATTTTTTTTAATATACAAAATTAATTTATTAATGTCAAGTAATTTTTTGAGTGGTCGGTTGGACTCGCACCAACACAAATAGGATTTGCAATCCTACGCATTACTTTTCTGCCACGACCACATTATTTCTCAACTACTGCGATGATATCTCTTTCAGCTACAACATAATAATCTTGGCCTTCGTGATTAATTTCTGTTGCACTAAACTTCGTATACACGATAGTATCACCTTCGTTGATTGGTATTGGCATATATTCACCGGTTGTCATATTTCTTGAACCTTGACCAACTGATATCACAATACCTTGTGCAGTTTGTGTTTGTTCAGATACGGTATCCGGTAATATAATTCCACTTGCAGTTTGTTCTTCTCGTTTAGGTTTCTGAACAACTACTCTTGCGTCAAATGGTTTTAACATATTCTCTCCAATGTTTTGGTTATTTCTTTTAATTTTATTTCTATTTCTTTCAATTTATTTTCAGTTCTTTCTAAAGAACTATTCACTTTCTTTAAGTGTTCTATTTCTATTTTAGACATATCATCTCCTTTTGTTGTTAGTACTCGGTACGGGGATTGAACCCGTGTTTCCGCCGTGAAAGGGCGATGTCCTGACCGCTAGACGAACCGAGCATATTATTAATTATGAAATAAGAAAGTCATCCAATTCATCACTCCAATTATTAAAGCGTGTAAAACAACTAATCCTAATATCATTACTGGTGTTATTAGTTCCATTTCCTTTTCACCTCCTTAGAAGTATAACAATTAATATAACCAGAATTTAACACTTTTTTTATATTTGTGTCAAGTCTTTTTTTGAGAGAGAGTGTTGGATATTGCCAAGTGTACATTACTGGACTAAACAACATCTCTCTCATAGTGGAGCGTAGGAGAGTCGAACTCCTGATTCCGCCGTGCAAGGGCAGTGTTATCCCATTTAACTAACGCCCCATAGTATTAGTTGAGCTCCCAACTGGACTCGAACCAGTAACCTTTTGATTACAAATCAAATGCACTGCCAATTGTGCTATGGAAGCAATCCTATCGTATGTCCTTTCTCATACATTTTAGGTATCGATTTATAACATACGAAAAATAAATATAAAAGTCAAGAACTTTTTTTAATCACAACAACTACAATATTCTGGCATCCCACAACAATCAGTTGGAAATGGAATTTCTAATTGTCCATCTGATTCTTCGGTTGGAAATGGTTTACCCATCTTGTGACTTAAAGACAATGGTAAGTTTTCCTCTTTCATCTCCCATTGAAATGGTTGACGATTTCTTTGATATTGTTTCATTGACCACGCTAAGTCATCAGTTTCCAATACAACTTCTTCTACTTTCTTTGTTTCGTGATAAGTTATCTCGATTAAATATCTTTTCTTTTCTGCCATTATTCGTCCTCCAATACTGCTCTACCAACCATATGTTCCCAATCTCTATTGTTGCGAACTTGGTTATTTACTTCTTCTACTGCTTCTAATAATCCATAGGTTTCAAATGAATTAATGATTGCTGATAAGTCTTTTGGAAAACAATGTCCACCATATCCAAAGTCTCCGTCGGGACCTGGAACTGCCCAATGGGACTTACCTAATCTTTCGTCATAGATTGCATACTCTACAACCTTGTCGTAATCTAAATCTAATTGTTGACACACATTATACATTTCGTTAGCAAACGATACTTTGGTTGCCAAGAAACAATTGGTAAAATACTTTACCATTTCAGCGTGTTTAGCACCTGTCTTTACGATTGTAGCATTAGGAAACACCTTAGAATATATTTGTCTAAGTTGATTAGTTCCTTTTCTATCACCACCCAAGATAATTCTTTTTTGATTTTTAAAATCTTCCAAGAAGTTTTGTTCCGTTAAGAACTCTGGATTGAATATCACGGTAGAGTGAGTATACTCTTTGTTAATTCTATCAGTAGTGCCTGGTGGAATAGTTGACTTAATCACAATGATGTGGTCATCTGCTGTTTCGTTAATCTCACGGATAACTTCTTCTACAATACCTGTATAACAAGTTCCGTCTTTTCTCATTGGTGTAGGAACACAAACGAATATAACTTTAGTTTCTTCTACTAAATCTGATATCTTACTATGTGTTGATTTTGCTAAATCAAACTTATCATAAGTCAATACATTGTAGTGATTTTCAAAACCAAGTTTAATTGCGGTTCCGACATAACCTTGTCCTATAATTCCTATATTCATCAAAATACTTTAACTCCATATTTGTTTGTAAATTCTTTTGCGTCATTTTCATCATTGACGATTGGTTGACCTTTGATGTTAAGACTTGTATTCAATACCATTGGACAACCTGTCTTCTTGTAAAACTCTTTAATCAATTTGTAATAACCTGGATTATCTTTCTCACTCACAGTTTGAACTCGTGATGTATTATCGATATGACATATCGCTGGATACTTATCTGGATACTTACAAGGTGCTACATATTGCATAAACTGAGACTTCTTGGTAGGCATATCAAATATCTCGTGTGCGTGTTCTTCCAATACTGATGGTGCGAAAGGTCTGAACTTTTGTCTATTCTTAATCTCGTTCATCTTGTCTTTTACAAAGTTACCTCGTGGGTCTGCTAACAATGAACGATTACCTAATGCACGAGGCCCATATTCTGCTCTACCATTGGCAACACCAACTATGTTACCACTTAATAATTCTTTCAATACTGGTTTAACCGGATACTCACCTTTGATGTTGTATCCCAAAAAAGGTGTATCAAAGTCTAAGTGTTGTTTGTTGATATATGCTGCACAACCTAATGATGAACCAGCGTCACCTGGATTAGGTAGTATCCATAAATTAGGATACTTCTCAACAACCAAACTATTGGCTACACAATTCAATGCGACACCACCACTATAACAAACATTAGTGGTTTCTGGAACCAACAAAGGTAGTTTACTAAATATATCTAATATCAGTTCTTCACATACTACTTGTGTATTGTGTGCTACATCAAACTTCCATTGTTCAGTATTGTCGTCTGGATATACTTCTGAATCCCAATCTAAACAACCCCTATGTAGATTTTGTTTTAACAACTCTCTTAGTTCTGATTGTAGTTCTTTGTTCTCTTGTCCCCAAGCTGCCATACCCATAAGTATGTATTCGTCCTCTTGTGGTTTTAGTCCAAGTCGTTGTGTAATCGCACTATACCACAATCCAATACTATTCGGATAAGTTTGACTATATCGTTTAGTTAGTTTACCACCATTAGCATACCATATAGATATTGTATCGAACTCACCAATGGCATCAATCACTACAACGGCACTTTCATCATAAGGTGAAGTAAAGTATGTAGAACTTGCGTGTGACAAGTGATGGTCTACATATTCATCAATCTGTAATCCTTTGGTCAATACTGGTTTGACTATTTCGTTTAAGTGTCGTTGTGGTGAGTTCTGACGACTAAACACTTCTGAGTATTGTCCTGCTCGTAGTTGTCTGAGTTTCTTAATCATTGGTCGTTCAAACCAAACTACACGCTTAGGTACTCCAAAGTCCCACATATCACAAAACATATCCAAGTTTAAGTTGGGGTCGTTCTTGATACCACTATATCGTTCAGCGTGACCAGCAAACAATATCTTATTATCTTCAATAAGTGTTATTGCTGCGTCGTGGTTAAGTGCGTTTATTCCTAATATTTTCATAACTTTATTATAAGTATTTCATGCGAATCTTTTTTTAGATTCCCGTCTTGTCTATTCTTTCCAATTCTTGTTTCACCTGCTTGGAAACTATAATTCCACTCTGGTGTTTTAAACTCGAAGCCTTTATAATTTTCTCTAACCCACTCACAATCATTATAGCTGAGAATAAATTGACCTTTATGACTATGTAGTAAGTCTCTTAGTTTCTCGTGGTCAAAATGATTGTGATGTACCGCAAAGTTGCTATTAGGATAAATGGCCTTAAACATTTTATTGTCTTCGGACTTCTCCATAAAGTAAGGCGGGTCACAATAGAGAAAGTCATTTGTGTGGGCTACAATCGTTTCATCAAATGACCCGCAATTTACTTCTAAGTTCGGTACATTAAAATCTCTTACTCGTTCTATACTATTCTGATACAATGATTCTTTCTTCATAAAGATAGAACTAAACCAACCTAAGAACATTGGGCCATATGACAAGTTATGATTAAACCAATAATATGCTGCACCCAACAAGTCATCTAATTCTCTTGACTCTCTGTCGTAATGGTCGGTCTTCCAATTTTTAAATAACTCTTGAACCTTATCCCAATGTAATAAGATATCTTTAATCTCATCATATTGTTCTTTCGTAGGTTCTAATCCTTTCAGTATATCATACAATCCTTTTGGATTAGATAACTGATGTTGCCAATAATTCACCAATACATTGAACACATCATAACCCACAACATTAATTCCCATTTCGTGTGCCCAACGAACTTCCAAACTACCACCACCGATAAAAGGACTAACGATAGTTTTAGGTCTTGGCCAGAACGGAATATAACTACTAATGAAATCATACGCTCTTGACTTCCCACCGGCGTATCTGATTGGTGTTCTCATTATTCTTGGTAGAAGTCCTCTGGTGAATAGTTATTAATAAACTCATCGCCTGAACATTCTACGGAACAATAGTTTTCAATCACTACATTCGGTATATCAAGATAATCTTTGAACTTCTTGGTTTTTGGAACATCTTTAGGAACGACGATTAGTCTGTGTTGAACTTCTTTGATACTACCACAAGTATTACATTTCTTTCTCATACTTGGAATAGTTAATAATCTGTTTCTGTATTTTGGTCTTGCCATTTGTAACCCACTTTCGTTTTAATTGTTAGAGCGGTTATCAAGAATCGAACTTGAACCTATTGACTGGAAGTCAACCGAACTAACATTATTCTATAACCGCAATAATAAGTATAAAGTAAAAATCTGAAAATGTAAATTATTTTTCTATCGAATGAGTGGTATCGGTTTGAACTTCATCAAACCCGAACTCTGGGGCATCCCAAAACTTCATAACCAATTGTTCTATTCTGTCGAGTTTGTCGTCGATATCGTCTAATCGTCGTTGTAATAGATGTTCGGGTGGTAAATACTTTTGTTCTGGTCGTTCATTAAATTCCGTAATGATTAAACATCTTGAACAAACACCTTTATAATAACCATTAGGTTGTCGTGTCATACTGCCGGATGCTTCAACACCACAACATTGAGAATCATATTTCACAATAGTCTCCTTCCGACACAGTCGGTT